GCGGACGCTGTACAGGACGCTCTAGAAGGGCTATAGTCTGCCGCAACATAAGGGGCGAACACTATGGGTACTGGAGATGACGGCACAGCCGTGAAATTAGTCTTTGACAATGAACCAGTTGAGCGGTATGACCTGTATGCGGAGTTAGAAGATGCTCTAGCAGAAGTAATATATGCACTTGATGGGAAAGTATCCCTTGCTGCGGTTCTGGGGGTGCTACGCACTCTTGAGTATAGACTAATAAACGAGCACGATGATTGAGGGTAAGGCATGGCGGTAGACAAGTCATTCAATCAGGCCCCACTTGGGCTTACCGCCCCCTCTGTTGGCGAAGAGGACGACCCGCTTATTGAGATCATTATTGAGGGCGACGAGGGTGATGACGACGCCGAAGATGCTTCCGACGCCGCTGAAGACAGTAAGTTTTCTGAAAATTTGGTTGGTGTGCTGGACGACAAAGTACTGGCTACCCTCGCCTCTGACCTGATCGCCGAGTTTGAAGGCGACGTAAATTCCCGACGTGACTGGGTTAATACCTATGTAGACGGCCTTGAGCTGCTGGGTATGAAGATTGAAGAGCGTACGGAGCCTTGGCCCGGCGCTTGCGGCGTGTTCCACCCCATTCTGTCCGAAGCGCTTGTCCGGTTCCAAGCCGAGACGATGATGGACACATTCCCCGCCGCCGGTCCAGTTAAGATTGAGTTAATTGGGGAAGAAACCCGGGAGAACCTTGAAGCTGGTCAACGTGTTCAAGAGGATATGAACTACCAGCTTACAGATAAAATGCATGAATATCGCCCAGAACATGAGCGTATGTTGTGGGGGCTTGGCCTGTCTGGCAACGCGTTCAAAAAGGTGTACTATGACCCCTCGCTTCGCCGTCAAACTTCTGTGTTCGTTCCGGCTGAAGACGTTGTGGTTCCTTACGGTGCGTCGAATATTCAGACGGCGGAGCGGATTACGCATGTTATGCGTAAGACTAAGAATGAAGTTAAGAAGCTTCAGGTAGCCGGGTTCTACGATGACTGCGATTTGCCGGACCCGACGAACACACTTGACGAGATTGAGAAGAAAATTGCTGAAAGCATGGGGTTCAGGGCAGACTCCGATAACCGATACAAACTTCTTGAGATGCACGTAGACCTCGTAATAGAGGATGACCCATATGCGGATGAGGACGGCGTTGCCCTGCCATATGTGGTCACTATTGAGAAATCTTCGTCAAAAGTACTCTCAATTCGGCGAAACTGGCTGGAAGATGATGAGTATAAGCAGAAACGCGAGCACTTTGTACATTATTCCTATGTCCCGGGCTTTGGGTTTTATGCTTTTGGGCTTATCCACCTTATTGGTGCTTTTGCTAAGTCTGGTACTTCTATCCTTCGTCAGCTTGTCGATGCTGGCACTTTGTCTAATTTGCCGGGTGGTTTTAAGACTAAAGGGCTTCGTATCAAGGGTGACTCTACGCCGATTAGCCCGGCAGAGTTCCGGGATGTAGATATTGCGTCCGGCACTCTTAAAGATAACATCATGCCGCTTCCGTACAAGGAGCCGTCGCAAGTTCTTCAAGGTTTGCTGCAAACCATCGTGGATGAGGGCCGCCGTTTCGCTTCTGCTGCGGATATGAAGGTGTCCGACATGTCGGCGGAAGCGCCGGTTGGTACTACTCTAGCTATCCTAGAGCGCACGCTTAAGATTATGTCCGCGATCCAAGCGCGCATTCACTACTCGATGAAGCACGAGTTTAAGCTTCTTAAGAACATCATTCGGGACTACACCCCGGACGAGTACAGCTACGAGCCTGCCAGCGGGGAGCGAAAGGTTAAAGGCTCGGATTACGACCTCGTGGAAGTCATTCCGGTTTCTGACCCGAACCAAGCCACACTAGCGCAAAAAGTTGTACAATACCAAGCTGTTATTCAGCTTGCGCAGATGGCTCCGCAAATTTACGACTTGCCGTATCTTCACCGGCAAATGTTAAACGTTCTGGGTATTAAAGACGCAGAAAAGATTGTCCCGCTTGAGGACGATATGAAAGCTGTGGACCCGGTTTCTGAAAACATGGCGGCGCTCAATGGCAAGCCGCTTAAGGCGTTTATCTATCAGGATCACGCTGCGCACATCGCTGTGCATACTTCAGCAATGCAAGACCCGAAACTTATGGCTATTATGGGTCAGAACCCACAGGCTCAAGTTATTATGGCTGCTATGATGGCACATATTAACGAGCACGTTGCGTTCCAGTACCGCAAAGAAATCGAAGATGCCGCAGGCGTTCCGTACCCCATGCCGGATGCAGAAATGTCGCCGGATATGGAAGTCCAGATTTCCCGTCTTGCCGCCGCCGCATCGCAGAAAGTTCTGCAAGCGAACCAAGCTCAAGCTCAGCAACAACAAGCTCAGCAACAAGCTCAGGACCCGCTGTTCCAGCTCCAGCAAGCAGAATTGCAGCTTAAGGCTAAGGACACGGAAATTAAGGAACTTAAGGTTAAGATCGACGCGGCGGCTAAGGCTGACCAACACCAGATCGAGCGCGAACGGATTGCGTCTCAAGAACGCATCGCCGGGGTTAACGCTGGCATCAAAGCCGCTTCGGATAAAGCTAAACTTTCCGCCTCGCAACAGTCAGAAGGTTTGCGTGTGGGGGTTGATATTGCTAGAAATTTAGCAGATAAGCACCACCAGAGAAATGAGGGCGACGCAAATCGCCGTCATCAGGCCGCTCAAACGGCGGTTCAATTAGCGCACCAAGCTAAGCAAAGCGAGGCTGACCGCGCCGCACAGGCCCAAAAGCCGCAACCAAAAGGTGATTAGTGAACGAAAACGACGTGTTTATGTATCTCATTGGCAAAATCAATGAGGACGTAGAAGCCCTTAAGAACGACGTTATTGCGGGCAGAATGGAAAATTTTGAAACCTACAAAGGGATTTGTGGGCGAGTAAACGGCCTACTACGGGCCAAAGAACATATTATTGACCTCAAAGAAAGGCTTGAGCGCGAAGATGATTAATGATGAAGTTGCCGTTGGTTCACCCACCACGGATAAGTCTGGAGCTTATGAGCTGCCAAACTTCGAGCCACTTAATATCCCCACTGTGGGCGAAACGATGGATTTAGCCACCCGAACGCTCGCCGCGCTGCCACAAGAAGCCGAATTGACCCTAGAGGAAAAGGGTAAGCAGCTTCCAGTTCCTACCGGATACCGCATGTTGTGCATGGTTCCAAAGGTCGAAGACAAGTATGCTTCTGGCCTGATTAAGGCTGATATTACAGTGGAGCACGAGCAAGCGCTAGCTGTTACTTTGTTTGTCGCAAAGATGGGACCTGACTGTTACAAAGACGAGAAAAAGTTCCCTACCGGTCCTTGGTGTAAGGAAGGTGACTTCGTCCTTGTGCGCCCCCATGCAGGCTCCCGCCTGAAAATCCACGGTACGGAATGGCGCATTCTTAACGACGATTGCATTGAAGCTGTTGTTGATGATCCTCGCGGCGTGTCGAGAGCATAAATGACCAGACATAGAAACTACGAAACTAAAGAGGAGTATTTGTTGCGATGTCGCGAATACGCTAAGCAGTATAGGCTAAGGCACCCTGAAAAAGTTAAAGAAACCAAAGCCAAGTATTACGCGTCGGAAAAAGGAAAGGCGTGTAAGAAGCGTGAAGAGATAGCGTACGTTATTTCTGGTAAGCGCGAAGCGGCGGAAAAGCGTAGGGCTAAAAGACCCCTATCACAAGCCAGAAAGGATGCTCGTAAACGATGGAGAAATAAAAACAAACACTACTATGCGGCAGATCGCGCTCACAGGCGTATGCTGTCACGAACAACGCTCTCTGTTTTACACAAACGTGAAATAGAAGAGATATATCTGTTGTGTAGTAAGATGCCGGGGTATCAAGTAGACCACATTGTACCTGTTAAGGGGAAAAATGTTTCTGGGTTACACGTACCTTGGAACCTACAGATTATTCTACAAACCGAAAATCGTAGTAAAAGTAATAAGGTGATTGAACATGACTATTAAGTTTGTTGGGCACGAGGGCGACGACCACATCTTCGAAATGGAGGATGAAACAAAAGCCGCCCCCACAGAAGAAAAGGTTGATGTCGAGGTTGTTGATGACACACCCCCCGAAGACCAGAATCGTACCCCCATGCCGCAGCACATTGTTGATGAGCTTGAGGCCGACGACCTAGAAAAGTATGACAAGGCGGCCAAGGCTCGCTTGAAGCAGCTTAAGAAGGTTTGGCACGATACACGCCGGGAAAAAGAGCGCGAAGCCCGTGAAAAGGCCGAAGCGGTCGCACTGACGCGCCGTCTTTTGGAAGAAAACAAGAAGCTTCGTGGTACTCTTGAAACGGGTACTAAGGAATACGTTAGCACCTATAAGGCCGCAGCGGAACTTAAACTTGAAGCTGCGCGTAAGGCGTATACCGAAGCCTATGATGCTGGCGACGCTACAAAGGTTCTGGAAGCTCAAGAAAAGCTATCTGAAGCACAATATGAATTAAATGCAGTAAAAAATTACAAACCCCCTTTACAGGAAAGTAATGTTGGTGTAGAGGAAGAACAGACGGCCCAAAAGCCTAAAGTTCATCCTACTACTGTGGCGTGGCAAGAGCGCAATACATGGTACGGGACTGACCCAGAAATGACCAGCACCGCGTTTGGAAGGCACCAAAAACTTCTAGCGGAAAAAGGCGAGTCTTTTGTTGGGACTGATGCGTATTGGGCCGATATCGACGCCACGATGCGCAAACGTTACTCCGATTACTTCGGAGATGAAAAACCCTCGGGTGGGGAAACCAAGCCCAAGCGAAGCGCCAAACCGGCTCCAGTTGTTGCCCCCGCGTCTCGCAGTACATCCCCCAAAAAGATCGTACTTCGTCAATCTCAGATTGACCTTGCCCGAAAGCTAGGTCTGACCCCTGAACAATACGCTAAAGAATATGCAAAAACGATGGAGACTGAATAATGAGCGCTGATCGCACTGAACGTGATAACGAGACCCGTGAAACCACGATGCGGGTTAAAGCTTGGAAGCAACCCGGTGAAATGCCGGAAGTCAAAAAGCAACCGGGCTATTTCTACAAGTGGGTTCGGGTTTCTTACGGCGATAAGCCGGACACCCGTAATATGGTGTCTCACCGGACACAAGGCTTTGAAGCCGTTCGCATTGAGGAGCAAAAACACCTCATTGATCTTGTGGACTCTTCTAGCCGGTATAAAGATAACGTGGAGTACGACGGTCTCTTGCTGATGAAGCAACCCCTCGAACTTCGCAAACAACGGAACCAGTTTTACGCCAAGCAAAACGACGCGCAAATGGCCTCTGTTGATAGTAATTTTATGAAAGAGAGCGACTCCCGAATGCCGTTATTTAAAGAGTCACGGTCCAAGGTTTCGTTTGGTAAAGGCAATTAATTTAGGAGCTAAAAATGGCATACCCTTCCGTTTCAGCCCCGTATGGGCTCATCCCGATCAATCTGATCGGCGGTCAGGTTTTTGCTGGCGCTACTCGTAGCGTTCCGATTACGTCCGCTTCTGCAACCGCGATCTACTTTGGTGACGTGGTGAAGTTGGCTTCCGGTACGCTTTCGAAGGACGTTGGTACGGACGCCGCCACTCCGGTTGGCGTTTTCCTCGGCTGCCGCTATACCGATCCGGTCTATGGTCTGACTTTCCGTCAGTTCTACCCGGGCGCGGTTACGGCCACTGATATCACGGCGTTTGTCGCTGACGACCCGGACCAACTCTTTAAGGCGGTTATTGTGACCTCCGGTACGACTGTTGGTCAAGTGGCTCGCTCGGCGGTTGGTAAGAACGCTGTCCTCGTGCAAAACTCTGGTAACACGATCACTGGCGACTCGGCTGTTGCATTGAGCAACACCGTAGCCACGACCTCCACTTGGCCTATCCGCATCATTGACGTGATTGCGGAGTCTTCGCCTGCGGCCTCTTCGTATTGCGAAGTTGTCGTTAAGTGGAACCAAGGTATGCATCAATACCTCAACCCGACTGGCGTTTAATATAGGAGCATAAACAATGGCTATTTCACGCGCACAGCTACTCAAAGAATTGCTCCCCGGCCTGAACGCTCTGTTCGGTCTGGAGTACGCCCGTTATGGCGAAGAGCATAAGGAAATTTACGATACCGAAAGCTCCGAACGTTCGTTCGAAGAAGAAACCAAACTGTCTGGTTTCTCTGCGGCTCCCGTAAAGAACGAAGGCTCCGCCATCGCGTACGACACGGCGCAAGAAGCATGGACCGCACGCTACAACCACGAAACGATTGCTATGGGCTTCGCCATTACTGAAGAAGCCGTAGAGGATAACCTGTATGACTCTTTGTCTGCTCGTTATACGAAAGCACTCGCTCGCGGTATGGCGTACACCAAGCAAGTTAAGGCCGCTGCGGTTCTTAACAACGGCTTCTCCTCGTCCTATAAGGGCGGTGATGGCCAAGCGCTGTTCTCCTCGTCTCACCCTCTGGTTGGTGGCGGCACCAACGCCAACATGCCTGCTACGGCTGTTGACCTGAACGAAACGTCGCTTGAAGCGGCTATTATTCAGATGGCGGCGTGGACGGATGAACGTGGTCTCCTGATCGCGGCGAAGCCGAAGAAGCTCATTCTTCCACCCTCGCTGATGTTTGTTGCTGAACGTCTGTTGAAGACGCCGCAGCGTGTCGGCACTGCCGATAACGACATCAACGCGATCAAGAATATGGGCGCTGTCCCCGGTGGCTATACGATTAACCACTGGCTGACGGACCCTGACGCTTGGTTCTTGACCACGGATGTTCCGAACGGTCTGAAGCACTTCATTCGTGTTCCTCTAGCAACCTCAAGCGATGGTGATTTCGATACCGGCAACATGAGGTATAAGGCACGCGAGCGCTACAGCTTTGGGTGGTCGGACCCCCTGGCCATCTGGGGCTCGCAGGGCGAGTAATTAAATTAGCTGAGTAAAATCAGCGGTTTAGGGAAGACTTCTAGAGAAATTTAGAAGTCTTTCTTTTTTCTTGTTGACGTTATTCATTCAATTGGTATAACTAGAAGGCCCATTTACCGGATATTCTTTTAAGTATTTATCTTGACCCTCCACAATAAAACATATACACAAAAGGTAGCTACTCAGACTGTTTCAGACGGCACGGGAGACTGAGTAGTTATTCCCCGTGTAGGAGTTTGATTTCAATGGCTAAAACTACCTTCCAAGGACCAGTCCGTTCTTTGAACGGCTTCTTCAACACCGGCCCCGGGACTATGAAGTCCATCACTGCTAACACCACGCTTACTGTGGACGGTTACGCGGGTCGTCTGATTACCATTTCTAACGCATCTGCGGTCATTACGCTGCCCACGATCAATGCGTCTGCGGATAGCGCCTACGCCGGTCCCGGCTCGGACCCCAACAACTCCAACAACCTCGGCGCGGTTTACCAATTCTATGTTGGTGTTAACGCTACGGCCATGTCGATCTGCACGGACGGCACGGATAAGTTTGTTGGTTCGATTACGCTCGCTAACGCGGCGTCTACGTTGGTCTTCCAGCCTGCGGCTTCCAACGACTTTATCAACATGAACGGCTCTACCAAGGGCGGTCTCATCGGTTCGGTCATCACGGTTGAAGCGATTGCGGCTAACCAATATATGGTTCAGGGCGTGTTGATCGGCTCGGGCACTCTGGCTACTCCGTTCGCTGACTCGTAATAATATAGGGTTGGGGGCTTCGGTCCCCTTCTCGTTCAGCTAGGAGATTAAAATGAGTGCACAATTTGGTTTTGAGTCCTCGGTAACGATTACTCGCCCGGCAGACACCACAGCTTACGCAGCTAACGATGTTGTTGGCGGTGTTATCGAGTTTCCGTTTATGACGGGGCGTAACCGACCCCTGTATGTCACAGGTTCGCGGTTTTTGATTAATGACTCGTCGGTTATTTCGGGCGAGACTTCTTATAACCTGCATTTTTATAAGAACACGCCCCCTTCGGCGTACGCTGATAATGCGGCTTGGGATTTGCCTTCAGGGGACCGCAGCGTATATCTAGGTTACATTTCGCTTGGTACGCCGGTTGATTTGGGTTCAACGTTGTACGTAGAACAAAACATTTTGAACAAGGAAATAAAAGGCGCGGGCGACACTAACTCCGTCTTTGCTTATCTCGTAACTGTTGGTGCTTATACACCTACTTCGCAACGGGTATATGTCCCCACGATTACCGGCCTGTGGGTGTAAACCATGGAAGCAGCTATCACGACGCTGCTACTAAACGGGGTAAGCCAGAACGCTTTATTCGCGTATGGTAAGCCCTTTTTCTTGTTTGACACTACAAAAAACCAGTTTGCTAATAACTCAGGCGTTTTTCAAAACCCAGCCAATATGCCCGGCTGGAGTTTTACACGGGCTTCGACTGGCTACGCCCAAACCCAAAGCGGCTTGCTTCTCCTCTTCGCTTCAGGCGCTCCCCGCATCACAGACAAAGGCCTGTTGATCGAAGGGGCGCGGACGAATCTCTGCTTGCAGAGCCAGACGTTTGATAATGCGAGTTGGACGAAAAGCGGCGCCACGATATCTGCCGATGCTGCGACTGCGCCTGACGGGACGCTTACGGCGGATAAACTGGTTGAGGACACCAGCACTGGTATTCATTGCCTGATTCAAACCATCAGCAAGGCGGCGTCAGCAACTCAATATGCTTTCAGTGTTTTGGTTCAGGCAGCGGGCCGAACTGATATTCGGCTAACGCTTGATGATGTTGGATCAAACAACGTTGGCGCGACATTTACGCTTTCCGGTTCTGGGTCCACCTCAAGCGTAAGTGCGACTGGAACGTTTACTGGCGCATCAGCGACGATAGTTAAGATCGGAAGTTATTATCTTTGTACGCTTGTTGGAACTTCTGCGACGGAAACGACGTTGCGTCTTCAGTACCAATTGGTTTCTGGCGGGTCTGTATCTTACACGGGTGATGGTTCTAGCGGCGCATATTTCTGGGGCGCTCAACTCGAAGCCGCCGCCTTCCCCAGCTCCTACATCCCAACGACAACAGCCAGCGTTACCCGCGCCGCAGACGTAGCCAGCATCGCAGTAAGTGGTCTGGGCGCGATCTATACGATGTTTGCTGAAGTTGATTTGCCTGTGGTGGCGTCAGGCGGTCAGGCTTATCTGGGCGTGTCGGACGGAACGGGAAACAACGGGTCCGCCATCTACAACGCTGGCACAAGTCTAGTGTGCCTAAATAAAACTGGCGGCGCAAACGATGCCGTTGTTGTTCCGGCAGGATCAATCAGCGCTAATGTCGTTAGTCGTCTTGCTGGGCGGTTTGAAACCAACAACATCAACGGCAGATTTAATGGCGGTGCGCTTGGGACACTGGACACGTCGTGTACTGTTTCGGCGCGAACGCAAATTGAATTGGGTACATCACTAATAAACGCTGTGCCCGCGTTTGGCTACATCCGCCGCGCCGCCATTTGGCCCACAGCCTTTAGCGGCGCCAATCTTCAGAGAGTAACAACATAATGTGGAACCAAGCACTTATAGACGGGCCGATAACAATTTATGTGTACGGCGAACCTACTGTTGTTGACGGCGATGAAATGCGTCCCATTATAGGGACCGTGCCCGGATACCACATAAACATTGCGCCGCAGGTTTACACTGAAGAGCTTTCAGTATACGTAGTAGTCCCACAAAACCCGGTACGCACGTTCGCTGGCGCAGAAACCGTTTTCCTGAAGTTTAAGGACGAAGCTGAAGCTAAGTCCGCACTAAACGCATACTGGATAGAGGAATAGAGTGAATAACCAGAAATCATATACTTTGGCGGGTCGGGTCCTGTTTGTGGCCCTGCCTGCCTACGACTTCAAAGTGTCTTTGAAGCTTGCTATTTCTTTGGCGCGTGTAGCGCAAGAGGCCCCAAAATACGGGGTTGACGTACAGATTGGCTCCATTTGCGGGTGCTCCGTTGTATCCCGCGCTCGGAACGCTCTTGCTAAGGACTTCTTGGACTCCAATGCTACTGACCTACTTTTTATTGACTCCGATATCAATTTTGACCCAGCAGATGTCTTTCGTCTCATGGCATGGACTGCAAACCCTAAAGCAGGCATCGTTGCAGGGGTGCCGCGTATTCGCAGCACTAAATCAGTCTATATTGCCACGTTAGACTACGAACACCGCGAAGACGGTAAAGTTTCTATTATTCAAAGCGATATGGGTCTTGTGCGCGCGCAGCGCGTGGCTACTGCCTTCATGATGGTGCGCCGCGACGTGTTTGAAACACTACAAAATAGCCACCCAGAATGGACGTATTACGACCAACGTCTGGAAAAAAACCTCACCGCATTCTTTGATTTTAAGGTTACTCCCGAAGGTTATGTTGGGGAGGACTATCTGTTCTGCGACCGCGCCCGCGAGCAAGGGTATGAGGTCTGGATTGATCCTACGATTAAACTGGGGCACATGGGGGTACAGGAGTTTGAGGGGAGCTTCTCCGACGACGTTCTGAAGCCTATGTTTAGGAGTGAGTAGCGTGTCATGGAGATGGTTGTTTGGAACGCTATCCTTAGTGTACTAGGTGCAATTATGGTGATGGTCCTAAAGGCGAAGGCTGACGAAAACAAGGAACTGCGTAGGGACTTGGCCGATGCAAAGCTTGACCTTGCGCGTAACTACGTTCCTCGCATTGAATTTAACGATGCTGTAGATAAGCTTACACGCAAAGTGGACGATGGGTTTGATAAGCTAGAGAAGAAGCTAGACCGCCTTATTGAGGGGAAACTCAATGAAAAATAAGTTTGGCTCTTGGTCTACTGGCGGTAAGTCGGCTGATGCGGGCGGTGCTCCTATCGGGAAGGCCACACCTAAGAAGTTGAAAGCCCCGCTCAAAGGTGATATGGATATCGTATTAAAACCAACTAAGATGAAAAACAAAAATCGGGCTAACGCTAAAAAGCCCAAAGCATTTGGTGACGACGGCGTTTTTAAGCGCCTTAAGAAAGGGCTGTAAAATGGCGTACAAGAAGGTAGAAGGTCGCGGCATTAAGGCCCTTGCAGGTACTTCGGACGCGGCTGCTTGGGAACGTAAAGGCAAAGCGGAAAAGCAAGCACAGGATGAATACGAGAGCGCCGTGGAAGGCAACTCTAAAACCGGCATGGACCCGGACGCGCAAAAAGCCGCTAGCGACGCTGTTAATAAAGCAAAGAACAAAGTCGAAAAGACTTTCAACGCGCCCGCGCGTTCCTTTGCAAAAGGCGGTAAAGTTCGCGGTGTCGGGTGTGCCACTAAGGGCCACGGCAAAGCTATGAAAGGCTGCTAATATGGCTAATGAGAAAGAGCTTGAGAAAGCTGCTAAGCGCGACAAAGACAAGCCGGGTATGGGTCCAAAAGGGGCGGTTACCGGCATATCTGTGCCTCCCCCCGCGAAAAACGTTAATATTGACCCACAATGGACTCAAGAAGCATTTAAAAAGAAGCCGGTTGTCAAGAAAGCTAAGGGTGGTATGGTGTCCCGTGGTTGGGGTAAAGCCAGAGTGCCGGGGAAAAAGTGATGAAAAAGAACGATATGAAACCAACTAAAATGGGTAAGAAGAAAACTATTACCCGTAAGGACGATCCGAATAAGGTTACCATGTACGCGTGTGGCGGCAAGGTTAAGAAGGGCAAGAAGTGATTAAACCGTTTATGATTATGAAGATTGAAATGAACATTGGTGGTATGAAGCCGGAAGACGCGATGGCGATGTTTAACGGTATGGCCCCGAACGTAAATGCGGTTATGCAAGAATTGTTTAAAGATTTTTGTTCTGTGAAGGTTGAGATTAGCGCTAACCGCATAGAAACTGGACAGAAAGCAAAGTAAGATGGCGTACGGGCTGGTGTACAAGATTACCAACAGCGTTAACGGGAAATTGTACGTTGGACAAACCGTACAGAGCGTTTTGCGCCGCTGGAAATCTCATAGAAAAAACGCCAGAGACGGTAAATCTTGGCCGCTTTCCGCAGCTATACGAAAGTACGGGGCGGATAATTTTACTGTAACAACGCTGGCGCACGCGAACGATAAAGACGAACTAAACGCGCTAGAAGTAAAATATATAGCTGAATTACGGCCACACTACAACGCGTGCGCTGGTGGCGGGGGCTTAGGTCGCCCTTCTGAGGAAGTTAGGTTGAAAATGTCCGCCTCTCATAAAGTTAGGTGCGAAAAATTTGGGCCGCCCGCGACAGGAAATAAGTGGTCTGAGGAACACAAAAAGTATTTGTCTGGTATTAATACTGGCGCGCGCAATCGTTTTTATGGTAAGAGCCACACAGACGAGACTCGCGAAAAGATGCGGCTGGCACACGCAAACCGGCCACTTGAAACGTGTCCTAAATGTGGGAAAACTGGAATATACAGCAATATGAAGCGCTGGCATTTCGATAATTGTAGGTGGGCCAATGGCGACGACGGACACAACTAACTACAACCTTGATTTAAATGAGATAATCCAAGAAGCCTTTGATAGGTGTTCTGTGGAGGTGCGTACCGGTTACGACTTCAAGAGCGCGCGGCGCAGCCTAAACCTGCTGTTTATGGATTGGGCTTCGAAGGGTTTGAATTTGTGGACCATCAAAGAAGCCACAATCCCAATGGTGCAGGGCCAAATTGCGTACGATTTGCCTCTAGATTGCGTCGATATCTTGGACGCGGTAATTCGTACGGGCACCGGCACCACCCAATCGGACGTTAGTATTACGCGTATAGGCAACACAGACTACCTCAATTTGCCTAATAAAAACGCGCAGGGGCGTCCTATTCAATACTGGGTAAATAGAAAAACCGGAGCCACGAACAGTGTAGGTACAGTACAGTACCCGCAAGTATACATGTACTTGGCACCAAATCAGTCTAATTACTACACGCTCGTGTTTTATTACTTGCGGCGTATGCAAGACTCTGGGTTCGGCGTTAATACGCAGGATATTCCGTTTCGCCTTATGCCCGCTCTGGTGGCGGGTTTGGCCTATTACATGGCGCTGAAAATTCCTGACGCCTATTCGCGTCTCCCCGATCTGAAAATGATCTATGATGAAGCTTGGCAGAATGCCTCTGACGAAGACCGGGAAAAAGCCACTCTAAGGCTAGTACCTCGTCAGTCGTACATCTAGGAGCTTGAATGTCGGGTAGTTTCGCCTCTTATAAAAATCCTATCGCAGAATGCGATCAGTGCGGTTTCCAAGTTAAGAGGAAGACGCTTAAAGCACTGACGATTAAAGGGCGACCCACAGAGATACTAGTTTGCAAGGACTGCTGGGTGAAAGAAAACCCACAGATTTATACGGGTATGTATCCTGTGTACGACCCTCAGGCTATCCAAGACCCGCGTCCCGATACGACCTACTGGCAATCCGGCTGGACTGGCCTACAAGTAGATGTTATCAACCCTACTAACCCTAACGCAGAACTCTCTTTCGGCTATCCCGGTGAGGGTAGCCGTGTTATACAGTGGGGATGGAACCCGGTTGGATTGAATAACCCGTTAGAACTTAGCGGGCTAGAGAACTACCTAGAGGCGACCGGCTCCGTTGGGTCGGTTACTGTGCAGACGAACGAGGATTAAAATGAAACACGACGACAGCAAAGAAGACTACGGTTCGCCAAAGAAGGAAGCCACGCCGAACTTCGCTGGCTACCCGAATAACGTTAAGTCTACCAAGACCGCCAAGATGCGCGGTACTGGCTGCGCCACCAAGGGCACTAAATATTCTGGCCGGAATGTCTAATGAATTACGCGGAACTCAAGAAAACTGTTTGTTCCTACGTCGAGAACGATTTCCCTGAAACAATCGGGACAAACTCACTCACGTCTGACGAGCAACTCGCCGCGTTCACGCGGCAGGCAGAAGACCGCATTTACAACTCCGTGCAGTTTTTGGAGTTGCGTAAGAACGTTACTGGTAACGTAACCGCCTCTTTCCCGTACCTGTCTGTGCCGTCTGACTGGCTTGCTAATTATTCCATTGCGGTTATCGACACGGTTACGGGAGCCTACGACTACTTGAACGTGGTGGATGTCAACTACATTCGCGCCGCGTATCCGATCCCTACGCAGACTGGTAAGCCTCAGTATTACGCCATGTTTGACGAGGACAGCTACATTCTCGGACCTACGCCTGACGCCGCGTACGAAGTTGAGCTTCATTATTTCTACTACCCTCCGTCGATTGTTGACGCTGGTACTTCGTGGATTGGCGATAACTTTGACATGCTGCTGTTGTACGGCACGATCCTTGAAGCCTACACCCTTATGAAGGGTGAAGAAGACGTTATGAAGAACTACCAGAAGCGTTACAACGAAGCCCTTGCTATGGCTGTAAACTTGGCAAGCGGTAAGAACCGCACCGACGCGTACCGCACCCGACAATTTAATGTGGTCCCTAGATAGGAGATATGAGTGTTTAAGCCCCTTACCGGTGAGATTGGCAATGTTATAGTGCAGACGACTTCGAATGCGGGTGCGTCTACTGAGGCGCTAGCCGAACGGGCACTGGATAAAATCTTGTTTGTGGGTAGTCAGGCGCATCCTGTTATCCGCGAGCAGGCGGAAGTATTTAAGTCCAACATTAGGAACGTATTGCTTTACTACATAGAAGAAGCTAAACGTGCTGAACGAGTTACTATTGCCGGAAAAATTCGTAAGGCCGGTATGGAGCATTTAATTCCGGTTATAGATTCCTAGGAGCGTAAAATGCCTATTACACAAACCCTAACTTCCAGCTTTAAAGCCGAAGTGCTTCTCGGCGTCCATGACTTCCGACCAACCGGGCAGACTGGCGCAGATACTTTCAAGCTGGCTCTCTATACGTCCTCCGCGACTCTGGACGCCAACACGACCGCGTATTCGGCCACTAACGAAGCGACGGGCACGAACTATACGGCTGGTGGCTCTGCGCTTACTAGCCTTGGCGTTACTACGTATTCTACATCTAGTTCCGCTGGTACTGGCGCGGTTGACTTCTCTGACTTGACGTTCGCTAACGTGACGATCACGGCTCGCGGCTGCTTAATTTACAACTCGACGCCTTCGGCGAACTCGAACGCCAACACCACGTTGACGAATGCTGCGGTGGCTTGCTTGGACTTCGGCTCTGACAAGACTTCCACGGACGGCGATTTCACGATCATCTTCCCGGCACTGTCCAACACTACGGCGATCATTCGTATCTCGTAAGGACACACAATGGCGCTAGTCTTCAAAGATAGAGTGCGAGATACCTCTACCACTACTGGTACGGGCACCCTTACTTTGTCTAACGTTGCGCCTACGGGGTATCAGACGTTTGGCACCGCGATTGGTGACGCCAACCAGACCTATTACTGTATCCTGCTAGGAGCAAACTGGGAAGTCGGTGTTGGTACTTATACCTCTTCCGGTACAACTCTGTCTCGTACTACGGTCCTCGCCTCGTCCAACTCTGGCTCGCTAGTCAACTTCCCGGCTGGCTCTAAGGACGTATTCACCGTTTACCCGGCTGGCCTAGCGGCTGATACTAATAACTACAACGCCATTATTAACGGTGATATGAATATCTGGCAGCGGGGGACGAGTTTCGCGGCGATTGCCAACGGCGCATTTTTTGCTGATCGCTGGCGTTACGTCACAAATTCCACCGCTGTTCACACGATAACTCGCGATACAGATGTTCCAACTGTTGCGCAGGCTGGTCGGCTATTCAACTACTCGACTCTGGTTGATTGCACGACTGCTGACGGTACCGTGGGTGCGGGCGAGGTCACCTACATCGCCCAAAAAGTAGAGGGCTTTAATTGGCTTCCCCTCGCGCAGCGCGCAATCATTATCAGCTTTTGGGTTAAAGCGACGAAGACTGGCGTTTACTGCGTTTCACTTAGAAACAGCGGCGTTGACCGATCCTATGTCGGCGAATACACCGTTAACACAACAGCGACGTGGGAATTCAAGACCGTCGCAATCACTGCCAGTCCAAGTGCGGGAACGTGGAATTATACTAATGGAACGGGCGTTGATGTTGCATTCGCGCTGTTGTGCGGCTCGACGTCGCAGACCACGGCAGGCGCTTGGCAAACCGGAAACTTCATAGCAACCGCAAACCAAGTCAACGCGTGTGACTCTACCGCTAACGACTTCAGAATTACCGGCGTCAAACTTGAACCCGGCTCTGTGGCGACAATGAGCCTGCCTCAGACGTACGATAAAGAGTTAATGTCTTGCCAGCGGTACTACAACACGAAAACAATCGTTATGTATACCGTATTTTCATCTTACTACGGAGGCAGCAACGCCGTAGCGCCGTTTTACGACTACCCGGTACCCATGCGAACATCGCCGTCCTTGTCTATAACTAACGCCGGGATAGAATATTACTCTTTTGCGGGAGTATGGACAGCATCAACGCTTATTAACTGGTCTACATCTGTGTTTGGTGTTCAGGTTTCGTGTGCTAGTGACGGGGACGGTAGAGGCAAGCTTGTACGTTCCGGTTCTGGCGGAGTAGACCCAAGCCCAATTTTGGTTCTTAGCGCAGAACTATAGAGGGAAAAATGAAATACGTTAACGCACAACAAAACACAATCGACGCCGGGCCAGACTGGCAAGCTCTTGGTTTCCAAGGGCAATATATTCCAGTATGCCCCGGCAATTCAGACTACGATAAGATTATACGCGAGAACATTGAAGTTCTGCCTTTTGAAGAACCAGTAACGGAATAAGTAAATGGCGCTAGTTGTTTCAGACCGAGTAAGAGACACCTCTACCACTACTGGTACGGGCACATATACTTTGTCTGGAACGCCGCCTACTGGCTTCCAAGCGTTCTCGGCTATCGGCGACGGCAACACCACGTACTACTGCGCCACCTTTGGATCAAACTGGGAAGTCGGAGTTGGTACGTATACTACCGCTGGTACGACGCTTGCGCGCACTCTTATTATCGCGTCTTCAAACTCCAACGCTGCCGTAAACTGGGGTGCGGGTACCAAGGATATTTTCTGTACTTTCCCCGCTGGTCTGGCGGCTGATACCAACAACACTAATTTCATTATCAACGGCGACATGATTGTATGGCAACGCGGAACCACGTTCACCGCCGCCGCTAATGGCGCGTACACCGCTGATAGGTTTGTATATTTAAAGTCTGGGGCGATGGTGCACGATGTTTTGTTGTCAACGGACGTGCCCACGGTTGCCCAAGCGGGTAGGCTCTTTAGTTACTCCGCTCTTATAGATTGCACCACCGCCGACGCTTCTATTGCGGCGGGGGAGTATTGCTGCTACAGACAGAACATCGAGGGGATTAACTTTGTTCCTATAGCGCAGCGCACCTTTACACTTTCTTTCTGGGTTAAAGCCACTAAGACCGGCGTTTACTGCGTAAGCTTTTCTAATTCTGGGAACGACCGCACCTACATAGCCGAGTACACAATCAACGCCACCGACACTTGGGAATTTAAAACAATTACAGTGCCCCCGAGCCCCGCCGCTGGCACTTGGAACTATACAACTGGTCTTGGGGTAACAGTAACTTTTACTCTAGCCACTGGTTCTACGTACCAAACAACGGCCAACGCTTGGCAAACTGGTATTTTTCTGGGGACTGCGAACCAAGTAAACGCGTGCGACTCTACGTCCAACAACTTTAGAATTACGGGTGTTAAAGTAGAACCCGGCAACGTAGCTACCATGAGTTTGCCGAAGACGTTTGACGAGGAGTTGGCGGCGTGTCAGAGGTATTGTTTTGTACCAGCAAACGCTGGTAACCAAGGTATTTGCGGCGGATACAGCAACGCCACAACAAGCGCCAGAGCCGTTGTTCAATTTCCAGTGGAAATGCGTACGGCCCCTTCTCTTTCTGTTGCTACGCCGGGGCGTATATATTTTCAGAGTACGGCTAACTACACAAGTTCGGCGGTTACGGGTATTCTAACGTCATCAAAAACCTCTTTGTTTGAGTTAACACTTTCCGGAGCCACGGCTGGACAGGGCGGCACAATATTAACCCAAACGGGCGATCCCGGCATTATATTTAGCGCAGAACTGTAACCTTGTGGGAATACTAGGATAGTGGTAACAAGATAAAGGCTACTCAGGGAGGGCTACATGTTTGGTTTTGACGCCTTTTCTGATGCACCGTTCTCCGCCTTTCCGGCTGATGAATTTGTTTATGTTACCGGTGTTTCTGCTCAGGCCGACCTAGGCGCGATCAATTTTGCCGTTGGTCCGGTTGGGACTATTTCTGACGGCACACTATCCGATTTGTTCCCTACCGCCGCTGCGGTAGCTCTGGATGGTTTTGGTGCCACGGCGGCTCTTGGCTCTGTTACAACGCAAGCCAAAGCAAACGTTACACTTACTGGCCTGTCCGCTATCGCGGCTCTTGGTTCTGTTACAACGCAAGCCAAGGCAAACGTCACTGTTACGGGCGTGGCCGCTGCGGCGTCTTTGGGCTCCGTCTCTGTTCGCGCCAAGGCAAACGTCACTGTTACGGGCGTGGCCGCTGCGGCGTCTTTGGGCTCCGTCTCTGTTCGCGCCAAAGCAAACGTTACTGTTACTGGCCTATCCGCTATCGCGGCTCTTGGTTCTGTTACAACGCAAGCCAAAGCAAACGTTACTCTTACCGGCCTACCCGCGACCGCCAGCCTTGGTGATATTACGCTTAACACCAACAACTACATTAACGTAACTGGCTTCGGCTTGACCGCCTATCTCGGCGACGTTGAAATTGACGCCAAGGCTATTGTCTATCTTACCGGCGTGCAGGCCAACGCCTACACTAACACTGTGCTTGTCTGGGGTCAGATTCCGACGCCGCAAAACCCCGACTGGCAGCTTATTGATGAGTCTCAAACGCCGGGGTGGACCGGTATAAACACGACGCAAATTTCCGGGTGGACGGCGGTTAATACTTCTGCTACAGATAATTGGACTGCCATAAACGCGGCCCAAACCCCCGGATGGAGTGTCGTAGTAACTAAATAGGGTGATATATGGCTAGTTCGTGGTCTGACCTAAAAATTCAGCTTATGGCGTCTGGGGAAAACACGACGACTTGGGGGAACGTTACAAATCTAAACTGGACCAACGTACAGTCCATGATCTGTGGCACTGACTCCGTGACCTTCGCAAGTGCGAACGAAACGCTTACTCTAACAAATACTACCGGCCCGCAAACCGCACGGTTTGCCCGGCTTGAGCTGACTGGTACTACGGGGGGTTCCAGCCGGGACCTGATTGTCCCAACCGTCGAAAAGACTTACATTATTTATAATTCCTGCGCGGATACAGTTCGTGTAAAGACCGCTGCCGGTACCGGAGTAAATGTGCCCGCTGGTAAATCTACCAGTGTTGTCGTAGACGGCACGAACGTTGTTGCCGCAGAAGATTATTTTCCAAACGTTACGACAAACACTTTAACCGCGTCGAATGGTACGTTTGGTACTCCTCTTGGCATTACTTCTGGCGGTACTGGTTCTAATACGGCTGCGGGCGCCCTTGCCGCGCTGTTCCCCGTTGGGGTTATCCTAGATTACGGTGGCACTTCTGCGCCAACTGGATGGTTGCTGGCTTACGGTCAGAACGTCTCACGGTCCACGTATTCCGCGCTTTTTGCGGTGTTTGGCACTACTTATGGGGCGGGTGATGGGTCTACTACCTTCGGATTGCCAGACTATCGCGGGCGCGTAGGCGCAGGTAAAGATGACATGGGCGGTGTTGCTGCTTCGCGTATTACTTCGGCGGGTAGTGGAGTTGATGGAGCTACATTGGGAGCCTCTGGCGGTGCCCAATCTACTACGCTTGTTGTTAGTAATTTGCCTTCACATACCCACGCCTTGACAGATGGCGGGCACACACACACCGCAAACGCGCATAACCACGGCGTTACTGACCCAACACACTCGCATACATATTCCGCAGAAATCGTTACGGCGGGCTCTAACAACAGACAGTTAACCGCTGGCTCACCCAATTATCACGTAGACCTCAGTGGTAGTACAGACGCCGCTTCAACCGGTATTAGTATAAATAATGCCACTGTAACCCTGCAAACAGCCGTAACTGGGATTACCTTAGCCAACACGGGTTCTGGTTCGGCCTTTGCCACACTACCACCCACCATAATTGTCAATAAGATCATCTTTGCTGGAGTATAGTAATGATTGGAGATTTTGTTCTGTCGGCGCGGTCGCTGAAGAACCTGATCGGCGTGCATCCTGAGTTGGTTAAGGTTGTGAAAAAAGCCTTAGAATATAGCGCAGTTGACTTTACGGTGATTGAAGGTGTCCGGACACTCGAAAGGCAGAAACAAATGGTGGCGCAAGGCAAGTCAAAAACGCTAAATTCCCGACATCTTACCGGCCACGCTGTTGATTTGGTGCCCATTGTCGGCGGCGCGGTTTTGTGGAACCAGTGTCCAGATGTAGCTAAAGCGATGAAGGAAGCCGCTAAAGAGCTTAATATCCCCGTAGAGTGGGGAGGCGACTGGAAGGGATTTTCGGACCAACCACATTTTCAATTACCTTGGAAGGATTACCCATGAAGAAAATTACTATTAAACTAGTAGACGATTGGCGGGCGGCTTGGAAGTGGTTTTCTGTGCAGGCCATGGGGCTTTCTGTAGTTATGCTCGGCGCATGGGAAGTGCTGCCTAGTGATTTAAAAGCTACACTTCCAGAAGACTTGGTGCGGTTTCTGGCGATTGGGCTTTTATCTATGGGTATCGCTGGGCGTGTTGTGGATCAGAAACCGAAGGATAAGCAATGATTATTAGAGCTGCTATAGCTTTCCTTAAAGAGTTTTGGATACCCATAGTAGTTGTCGCAATTGGCGTGCTTCTTGGTCTGCTGTATACTGCACAACTGGACGCCGCGCGTAAAGAAGGCTACAAGGAAGCAGAAGCCAAATATGAAAGGGAAATAGATAATGCAAATAGGGAAGCGAACCGTAAAATTGCACAGGCTGATGCGTATAGAACCGCAGACCTCGAAGCGCATAAGAAGGAAGTTGCAAATCTCCGTGCTAGCGTTCGCACTAGCCGGGTGTATATCAAAGCCACCTGTCCAACCAACGGAAGTTCAAATTCCGGCGTGGGTAATGGTCCCGAGGGAGCCGAACTTGACGGAGAGGTTGCGCAAAGACTTATTGATATCGCCAGCGACGGAGACCAAGCTATCATCCAACTCGGAGCAGCCCAAGACATCATACGAGCGTTATCCGTAGAAAGTGGCAAGTAATGTACGGTCAAGTTTACCTGATTACTAATACGGTGAACGGTAAGCGCTATGTGGGGCTTACTAAGAAACCTATTGGCTATAGGTGGAGCCAACACACACACGATGCGCGTAAACATAAAGGAACTTCCCGCCCACTACTCAACGCAATAAACAAGTATGGCAAAGATGCATTTAGTATAGTAGCTATATATAGCGCGTTAGACGAATATGCACTTATCGAAGCGGAAAAAGTTATAATCTCTGAACTAAAACCAGAATATAACGCTACTAACGGTGGGGAAACTACTTCCGGACGCGCCAAGAAACGCACTCATAATTCTGAGGCTAGTAAGGAAAAAGTTTCTGCGGCGCTGAGAGCTTACCATGCGCGTAAAACTGAAGAAGAGCGGGACGCAGTTAGGCGTAAGATTTCGGTGTCGGTTAAAAAATATTTGTCTGACCCCGCAGTTAGAAAAAATTTGTCTGTAGCCGTGAAAGCTTATTACGCTAACAAGGGAGCCTAATATGGCTTTAGTAAAATTGCAATTTAAACCGGGGGTTGATCGTGATACGACCAACTATTCCGGGGAGGGCCAGTGGTGGGAGTGTGACAAAATACGGTTCCGCTCAGGATACCCACAAAAACTCGGTGGTTGGGAAAAGGTATCGCCTTCGTCCATCCTCGGCGTGTGCCGCCAACTGTATAATTACGCGGTTTCTTACGGCCAACAATACGTAGCTCTTGGCACGCAAACCAAACTGTATCTGGAAGAAGCAGGATATTTTTATGATATCACGCCTATCCTAGAAACGTTTTCTTCCCCCAATACTAATAACTGCATCCAAACTACTGATACTTCAACTACGGTAAATATTAATCTTGGTGTTCCGCATAACCTTACAGACGGCCAGTATGTTACAATTTCTGGTGTTACGGGTACGGTTGGCGGCGTGCCGGACTCTGAGATTAACGCAAACCACGTTGTCACTGTGGTTGATGCGGACACGTTCTCTATTGAGGTTACTACGGCAGCTACATCTACGGTGGCTTCTGGTGGTGGCACGGCGATTACAGTAAAGTCCGAGATTATTCCGGGCAACGCGTTAAACATCCAAGGCTACGGTTTTGGTGCGGGGGGATGGTCGCGGGATGCTTGGGGGCTAGGTGCGGCGTCCGACCCCATAAACTTGCCACAAACTGATTGGTGGTTTGATAACCTAGATAATGATTTGTTCGCAAATATACGCGGTGGCGCGCCGTATGTGTGGGTTCGTGGTACTGATCCTGACGACGCTACTGCGCTCGCCACACGGGCCATTTCACTTCAAGATTACGCGACTGCGGCTGGGTATTCTTCTTCCGCCGTACCGGTTAAAGTTACGCAACTACTTGTATCACAGCAAGACCAGCACTTGATTGCCTTCGGTGCTGTGCAGTACGGCTCTACCAATCCGAACGATTTTGACCCTATGCTTATTCGGTGGGCGGACCAAGGAAACCCGGGACAGTGGACACCCGCTGTTACAAACTCGTCTGGGTTTATCCGCCTGTCTCGTGGGTCCTCCATCGTGTCCGCGCTACCGACGCGGCAAGAAATCCTCGTGTGGACTAATACTACGTTATACGGAATGCAGTTTATTGGGACTCCGGATGACGTTTTTAGCGTGCAGCAATACGGCGCTAACATTTCTATTATGGCCCCAAGAGCGGCGGCTAACGCCGCAGGCACTACATATTGGATGGGCGCAGACAAATTCTATGCGTATACGGGACAAGTTGAAACCCTGCCGTGTACGTTGCGCGACCATGTGTTTAGCAACTTTAACTTCAACCAAAAAGAAAGTGTTGTAGCCGCGTCTAACGAACAATGGAACGAAATCTGGTGGTTTTACCCTAGCGCTAATTCTAACTGGAACGATAGCTATGTGGTTTACAACCACGGCGAGCAGATTTGGTATTACGGCACAATTGCTAGAAACTCGTTCCTAGACAGCCATTACAGGCAATACCCAATTGCGACGGGTACAGTCAACGAAGGAGCCACTTCGTATATGTATAACCACGAAGCTGGTATTGATGCTGACGGTTCTGCACTGGAAGCGTATATTCAATCTAACGACTTCGATATTGGCGACGGCGACCGCTTTATGCTGACTACTAGGATTATCCCCGATATTGGCTTTGACGGTTCTACCGCTACCGACCCAGAGGCTACGTTTACCATACGCACACGATACTTTCCGGGTACTGGATATCAAGACGATCCGGACGACTCACAGAGAGTTATTGAAACTGCGGTTGATAGGTATACTGGGCAAGTCTTTGTTCGGGCGCGCGGACGGCAAGCGGCAATTAAAGTTAGTTCTGATACGCTTGGCGTTACTTGGCAGGTTGGTTCGCCGCGACTGGATTTGCGGCCTGACGGGAGGCGGTAAGCTATGGCCCTATCTAATTTTAGAGCTTCGCCGCTTCCGAAACCGCCAAAAGAATATAACCCAAACGTATTCCAAGAGGCGTTTCGGATTATCCAGTTATATTTTAACCAGTTAGACTCGGCTACGCCAAACTACGCCAGTACATATCTGGCGGATAAATACTACTTGGGGTCGGTTACGTCTGGGCCTTTCTGGACTTCTGGGACTGGTTCTCCGGAGACGGTTGTCACCGCTCCAGTGGGGTCTATTTATTCTCGTCTTGACGGTGGGGCTAGTACCACTTTGTATATTAAAGAGTCCGGAACCGGGAACACTGGATGGGTTGCAAAGTAATGGCAAAAACAAAACGAGTGTGGTCAGAAGAGAAACACAAAATACGACAAGCGAAAAAGAACGCGGTTGTAAAGCAGAAACGCGCAACAGACCCAGATTTTCGTGAACGCAAACGAGAAATAGACCGTAAAAAAGCCGCTCGCGCCCGAGACAAACGCGCCAACGACCCAGAGTTCTTAGCTAAAGAGCAAGCCGCGTATTTAAGGTACTACGCCAAACACAAAGAACGCCTTAGCAAACGCCGCAAAGAACTAAAGTATGGGTTAACGCCGGAAGACTATGATGCTATGGTAGTGTCACAGAACGGTTGTTGTGCAATATGCGGTATCGGTAAAGAATATACTAGATATGGGTTAGTCATAGACCACTGCCACACTACGGGTAAGATACGCGGACTATTGTGTGACAACTGTAACCGTGGTATAGGGTTGTTTAAAGACAATACAATATCCTTAAAGTCCGCTATAAACTATTTGGAGCGCAACAAATGAGTGATATTCGCGCGCAAGCCCGGGGTTTGGCGGCTCTTTCTAGGGGTCCCGACCAACACCTCGTACACATGAGCACGAACGAGCTTAATGCCCTGCAAAATCTGGCGCAAGCCGGGGGTGGTTCGCTTACAATCAACCCCACAACTGGCCTGCCCGAAGCCGGGTTTTTGGATAATTTGCTTCCTACCATTTTGGGTGTCGGCCTTAGCTTCATTCCGGGTGTAGGCCCTCTTGCTGCCGCAGGCTTGGTTGGCGCTGGGTATGGTATCGCTGAAGGCGATCTCGGTAAGGGTCTTATGGCCGGGCTTGGCGCGTTTGGTGGCGCTAGCCTCGCTGGTTCGCTTAGTAATTTGGGCGGTAAAGCCGCCGCTGACGCCGCAGGAAATAACCTCGTCCAAGAACACGTCGCAAACACACTGGCGGGTTCTGGGGTTGGTAGCGGCGCTACAACAGGTGTAGCAAACGGGATTGCGCAGCAAGTCGCACCTAACGCTATGCACGCATCTTTGGCTAATTCTGGACTAAACGCGGCGCAACAAACAGCGGCGCAACAAATGATTAACCAGCAAGCCGTGCACTCGCTGGGGGGTCTAACCGCCAACCAAGCCGTTGCTAACCAAGTGATCCCGAACACGCTATCTAATTTTGGTAGAGGTTTGCAGGGGCTTCCCGGCAACCTTAAGAATTTACCCGCCGCGTGGCAGGCTACTACTGGTGGCGGCCTAAAAAGTATGGCTGGTTTGGCTGGGTTGGCTGTGCCGTTCCTTAACACTGACCCCACAGAAATGAACGTGCCGAAGGAAGATACGCCTAAATATGAGGGGCCGTACATGCCCGCGCATCGTGCGTATCGCCCAAATACTCGCGCGTTAACCCCGGAAAACTCTTCTGAATGGCAATATTTTGACGTAGTTAACCCAGTACCCAATACAGTTCCGTTTAAACAATACGCGTCCGGCGGCCAAGTTAGTGATGGGGTTAGTGATAGCGTACCGGCAAATATTGATGGTAAACAACCAGCCGCTCTTTCTCAGGGCGAATTTGTTGTGCCTGCTAGAGTAGTGGCTGAAATCGGTAATGGTTCTTCTGACGCGGGGGCGCGCAAGCTGGCTATGATGCTGTCTAAAGTCGAACAGAAAATGCGTTCGGCGCGGCGCGGGGAAGATAGCGGGGCGGATATGGCGGCGGCTCAGACTATGGGAGTGGCATGAAAGTAACGCTAGTGCCTCGTGAATACGCGGCTAAACAAGTTCAAAGCGTCAAACACTTACTTAAGCGCGCGGCGGATGAATCAAACGGAAGATACGATACAGAAGATTTAGTAAGCGGAGTAGTTACGTTTGAGTATGAATTGTGGCTAGTGTATGATACAGAAGGGATCAAATGCATACTTCTCACCAGACCGATGCATTATCCCAAGAAGTCGTTCCTAGAAATTTCTTTCGCTGCCGGTGACGGGTATCTACAAGCGATTGAAGTTATTGTTAAAACGATGAAATCCTACGCGGCTACTATTGAGTGCGACGGGATTGAGTTTAGAGGTCGCTCTGGGTGGAGCAAAGTATTGAAGGAAGCTGGTGTTACTGTAGAAGGTATATTTGCCAGCGCAGAGGTTTAGGAGTTAGGCATGGTTGGCGGTGGACAAAAGCAGTCTAATCAACCTCAACAGGTTAATCAGACTACGACCAATATTCCAGAATACGCGCAGCCGTATTTTACGGACATCCTTCAGCGCGCCCAAGCGGAAAGCAACCGGCCATATCAAGCATATGACGGCCAGCGTATCGCTGGCTTTAACGCAAACCAAACCGGCGTACAGAACCAAGTCATGGGGCTGCAAGACCCGTCTCAATTTGGTCAAGCTTCTAACTTTGCCATGCAGGCGGGTGTCGGTGGCCTGCAAGACCCCAACGTTCAACAATACCACATGGCCGGTCAACCAGACTGGGACGCCACGCAACGGGACACGTACATGTCGCCGTACATGCAAGGCGTTGTGGATATTACAAAACGGGAAGCTATTACTGACGCACAGAAAGGCCAGCTTGCGGCTAACCTGAACGCGGCTAGACTCGGCTCGTACGGCGGCGCTCGTCAATTGCTGGCTACTACGGAACGCGAACGCAATTTGGGCCAGAACCTTTCGGATATCCAAACCAAAGGGTTGCAGTCCGCTTACGAGAACGCGCAGGGCCAATTCAACACCGACCGCCAGTCGCGCTTCAACGTCAACCAACAAAACTTGGCGTCCGATCTGTCTACGCAAGAACTGGGTGTCAATGCACGCCAGCAAGGCTACAACACGGCCCTGAACGCGGCGCAGTCTTTGGGGCAACTTGGACAGGCACAACAAGACGCCACACTGGCGCGTCTCCAAGCGCAGGCCAACGTGGGTCAGCAACAACAACAAATGTCGCAATCGTTGTTCGATCAAAACTACGCGGACTTCTTGCGGCAGCGTGACTATCCTATGGAACAGCTTGGTTACTTCTCCAACATGCTCCATGGTTTGCCTATTGGATTGAACTCGACTACGACGACTTACGCGCCGTCCCCTTCTACGGGCTCTCAGTTGGCGGGATTGGGCTTGGGTGCGTTGAGCCTGTACAATTTGCAGAAGTAACGGAGCAGTAGATGTATAACAAGCCAGCGCCGTTTAACATTGGCTCGCCAGAACAACTCGCGGAGTCCGTGGGCTACAGCAAGCAAGCTCTCGCTAAGATTATGCAAAACCCGAACAGCGGTGTTGACCCTACGCTGGCGGTGCTGGCTGGTATGTATGTGGACCGCATTAAGTCTGGCGGCCAGCTTACGCAGCCGCCTACGACCACTGTTAAAGATGACGTGTTGGCTGGTTTGGAACAGGCTAGCATTCCTGAAGATATGTTTAGCTCCGCGCCGGGCGAAGCCCCAACGCAAACTTATGCGGGCGGCGGTCTGGTTGCGTTTGCGGATGGTGGCGAAGTAGACGATCCTAATTGGTATGAGGCCGATGCGTACGGCGATCCTACAATGCCTATGGCTGCGCGCCGCGCAGGGTTACGTATTAAATTCCCAGACGCCAGTGAGGCGGAAATTGATCGGTATCTAGTAAAAGCGGAAAAAGCGCGGGCTTCGCGCCAACAAGGGGGGCTTGGTAGCCTTGGCCAAAACGCGCTTAAGCTCGTCAATACCCCTAGGAAACCCGCCGTAGATATGAAATATATTACGGACCCACAAGCGGAAGCCGCCGCAAAACGCGAAGCTGCGGGGCTCGAAGAAATTACGCCGTTCCAGCGCGACATTAAAAACGCGGACGCGGCTATTCTGTCCGGCGTCGATAAAATGTTGTCTCCGGTTCAAGGGGCGTTCGGTGCCGTTGAGCGCGGCCTCGCGGGTATCCCCGACTATTTCATGTCCCCACAAGGTAAAGCAGAGCGCGCAGCAAAAGCCGCTAAGGCCGCGCAGGCAGGCATGCCGCAAGTTAACATGAACGACCTTCCGCTTCCCGGCAAACCTACTATTACGCTGGATGATCTTCCGCCTATTTCTGCTCGTGGTGGTGGCGGTGGCGGCGCTTCTGGTTCGGCGTCCTATACTCCGGGCGGAAAGCCGCTTGGTTTGAACACGGACCTCAAGAAAGAAGTCGAAGGGCTCGACAAAATCTACAACGAGATTTTCCCTGAGACGGCGGAAGAAAAGAAAAACAAGGAATACTACAGCGACGAAGCTGTAAACACGCGCGCGGGCCAACAAAAGAAACAAGATTTGTGGGAAGCCCTCTTGCATCTCGGTTTCAACGCTGCTGCGAATGACTCCCCATACTGGACGCAAGCTTGGGGTGAAGCTGGTAAGGCTATGGCTCCGCACGTCTCCGCTATGCTTAAAGCCCGTAAGGACGAGAAAGAAGCCGTACAGAAGGCTCGCCAAGCTATGGCCCAAGCGACACGCGCTAAAAACGACGACACGTTTAAGCTGGCGTCCAAGAACGTTAGCGATGCTAGAGAACTGGAAGCTCGCGCGCGTCTGGAACAAGAGCGTATTAAAGCCTCGTTTGCGGAAACCCGCATGCGTATTGCTGCCGCTAACAAACCAAGCCGCGACGAAAAGTATGTTGATTACTTGGCTAAGCAAATGATTGCTGACGGTATGGACCCGACGCAAGCCTACGCTAAAGCGTCTCGTGAAGTTATGCGGTACACCAGCGGTATCGAGAAATACGAGCAAACCCAAACCAAGATGACTAAGGATCAAGCGACTAAGGCTTGGACCAAGGATATCAGCTACGACCGAGAATACCGCCGCATCAAAAAGGCCGAAGGCCAAGCCGCTGCGGATGCGTATAAGGCCGGTGTTATTAACAGCTTGATGAACGGCGGTTCTGATGATATGGATACTACAGCGTCGGATGGCGCACCGAGGTTTAAATTTCTCGGCAAAGAGTAGTAGGGATTACGCATGGCTATTTACCGTGTCCAAGGGCCTGATGGAGCAATTTACCGCTTTGAGGGACCGGACGGGGCAACGCCCGAACAGGTAGAAGCCGCAGCCGCGCAACAGTTTGGCTCCTCTCAATCGCAAGAAGAACCTAAGAAAATGGCCGGGTTTGGTGGGTCCTACATGGATGCCGTTCAAACCCTTGGCCTGTCTGACGAAGCCGCCGCGTACGCCGCTGATCCTTCTGATGCTAATCGCAAAAAATTTCTAGACGCGGCCAAGTCTAAGTACGATTCTGTCGGTGGTTTTGGTAAGGGCCAAGACTGGGAATACTTCAAGGAACTGTTAGGCGGGTCTCTCGGTCAGATGACCGCACCTCTAGCGGCTGGTGCGGTTGGTTCTTTGGCTGGCCCGATTGCTAGCGGCGCGGCGTTTGCCGGTGTGGATGCTGCACAGTACTCCATTCAGAACTTACAGCGCCAAGCGCAAGAACAACAAGCTAGTATAGATCAAGGGCGCGCGCCAGCTAAAACCGATGTGGGTAAAGCGCTTATCGCTGCTGTGCCGCAGGCTGGCCTTGACGTTGCCGAGACCGCCGTCTTTGGTGGTATCTTTAAACACTTCCCGCTTATGAAGGGCCTTATTGGCGGCGACAAAGTTGCTACTGAGGCGCTAAAAGACGCAGTTAAAAATGGAACGCTTAAGTTTGCTGGTGGTATCGCTAAAGGCGTCGGCAAGGGCGTTGCGTTTGAAGTCCCGCAAGAAGTCGCGCAACAAGCGCTGGAGCGCTGGCAGGCGGGCTTGTCTTTGTCAGATGACGACGCCAAATCTGAATATATGCAGGCGGCGCAAGGTGCTGCTGTACTGGGTGGCCTGCTTGGTGGTGTTGAGTCGGTAGTAGAAACTGGCCCCGCCGCCGTAAAGGCCCGCCGACAAGTCAAAGAAGACGCGTCAGAATTTTCTAAGCTGGAGGAACTTGCAGATGCTAAAAGAAATGCTAAACCGGCTGTTTCGCAAGAAGCCCCCGCAATTGAACCAGAACCCGCTGCCGCAACCGCAGCCGAACCAATCGTCGCACCTGAAGCTCCAGACCTTACGCCACAAGCAGGCAATGTTGAAGGGGCTGGTGTTGCAGGGGATAACCTTGCAGGACGTGGAAACGGCGTTTCAGATGTTAGCGGGGACGTGGAATCCGTTGGGGGAGATGCCACCGGAAGCGCTGGAGCAATTGACCGAGGAGGAATGGGGAACGCTGTCAGTCCTGTTGAACCGGTTAATGAAGGAGCGGGCGCAAGCTACGATCCAGTAAAGAACTTTCCTAATATACTGACGCTCAATAAGGCGGTCGAAGAAGCACCCAGTATATATCCGAAAAGCGCCATCGCTAGGAAGTTCTTTATAAACGCGGTTAAAGACGCGATAGGACAATCCAGCGGTGTGGATGCAGCCGCGCTCAAAGGCGTGCGCAAAGATGCGTACGATGCCGGTACAAAATACGCCGCCAATACGCTAGCCGAACTCAAAAACGGTCTTGCGGAAGCTACACCTCCCGCCGCAGAAAAGCCCGCACCTGACGCCGCGACCGAAGAGGAAGCGCGGTTGAAACGCATACAGGACGCGTACGCCGCTGCCGGTAAAGGCCAAGAATTTGATCCTAATACCTCATTGATGGATCAGATGATGCTGCCTGCTACACGCGGCGTACGCCCGGCTGAAACAAACATTGAGCCCACTAATATTACTGAAGAAGACGTAGCTCCGGATGAGCCCTCTGGCCCTGTTCGGTATGCGGATGACTTGGTTAGTGGAGAAGAGCCAGAGGATATCTATAACGCAAAAGCTCCGCTTACCGAAAAGCGAGACACGCCGTATTTTATCCGTACCGACTATAGCGACGACGTAAAAGCCGCAATGCTACAGGCGCGCCAAGAGCGCCAGCGCGGGGACAACTTAAAAATAGAAAAGAAAATCCCCAAAGGGTTTACTCCAGAACAAGTGCAAGAGCGGCTAGAGTGGGCGGAAAAGATTAGAAATGCCGCTAACGCAAAACTAGAAGAGCTGCGCGCCAGTGAGGCACGGCAAGAAACGCACTACGTTAGGGAAACGCCCGCGCAACTTACCGGCAGTCAAATAAACACGAAGCTGCAAATTCAAGAAGCTGCGGCGTCAGGTGCACTGTCAAAGACGGCGGCGGACAAACTAATTAAGAGGCTGTATAAAGGTGAACACCTAACTAAAGAAGACATCGACGCGGTGCTCGCATCTTCGATGCTCAGAATAGAACGCTCGCGCTTTTTTGATGACCTTCCGCGTACACCCAAGTGGACTACGCAGGAATTGATGAAGCATGTGCGGGACTTGAACACCGCACTGGCCTACGTAACACAAAACTGGACTAATGCGCCCGCTATCCACGTTGTTAGTGAACCGAAGCTGACTGGGCCTAAACTCACGCTGATTGAAAACGGTCGCGAACAAAATACGCGCACTGAATTGCCCGGGCCTGTATACGAGCGCATGAAAGCTGATGAGCGGCTAAATGCACCTGCTCTTACTACAGAAAACGGAACGATTTACATTATCGGGTCGAACATCCCTAAGGGCTATTCGCACATAGTAAAGCCTATAATTTTCCACGAAGCATTCCACTCCGGTCTCGTCTCGCCAAAAACTGCGCGCAAATTTCAGATGGAAAAAGACGACCTTATGATGCGCATCTATAGCGACAACCCGAAGTATAGGGCTAAAGCGGATGCGTGGCTAAAGAAACACCCGGAAGTATATCACAGCAGCGATCTAGAAGACCTAACTCCGCACGCTGTTGCTACAGAAGAGGTGATGGCTGAAGAAGCGCGGACAGAAGCTTTCAGGAAGACACCCACGTGGCAGCGAATTAAGGACTTCATTCGCCGCTGGGCGCGCAAACTATTTCAGAAAAACCTCCCGTTCTCTGATAGAGACGTGGAAGCGGTTATACGCATGGCTGTCTCTAATATAGAGAGCGGCAAACCCGCTACTCGCGAGCAAAACCTACGCATACTGGATAAGGAGTCAGTATCCGTCGGGTCCGCGCGCTATGCTCCGAGCAAGCCGAAAGGCCCCAAAAAACAAACTATACAGAACCGCATTGATCGCGCGCGGAAAAAAGCCGCCGCTATGGAAGACGTGATTAGCAAGTCTAACCCCGACGAGACGTTGGACATAGCGGGTGAAATGTTGCGCACAATGCGCGGCGACACAAAAAGCCTCGATAAACTAAAAAATCTCTGGGGAGATATGTCCACAGACAGATTGCGTATGCTCCTGCCAGTTTTGACGACCGACGACGTTACGCGTATGGTGGGAGACAAGGTTAATAACATTAAACCGGTTAACAAGTCCGTGAACGCTATGGGCGCGTACCGCTTCAATTGGCGTCAGGATGCCGCCCCGCTTATGGAGGACTGGATTAACTATTATCGTAGCAACAAAAACGGAGCGGAAGAACTAGCCGACACTATGCACCGTGCAAGAATACTGCAAGTTAACCCGAGCGCGCACAAAGACGCGGCTACTAGTATCGCAAATGACAAAGCAATCACAAAACAAAAGCAAATAGTCGCCCAAAATCAAGGCAAAACAAAAACAGAAGCCGGTAAACGCGGTGCCGCCGAGAAAGCTATAGCCGAAAGGGAAAGCGACATTAAACTAATGTACGAGTTTTGGGGAAAACTAGACCCTAAGGCCAAAGAAATTTTTGCTCGTGCACGCGATTACTATAAGAAACAGTTCGCGGAATATAAGTCATTGCTCCAAACAGAGATCAACAAAAACGCCGCTGCGGGTAGCAAAGACAACGTAACTAAGAAGCTACAGGATATGTTTAAAGAGGCGGACGAGTTGGAAGTGTATTTCCCGCTCCGCCGCTACGGCAAATACTGGTATCAATACGGCACCGGTGAGGCCCGGGAGTTTTATATGTTTGACTCCGCACACCAGCGCAATACGGCGCTTCGGGATCGGATGGAGCACGCTAAAAAGGGCGGCGAGTCGCGCACTGCTGCGAAAATGATTGAAGACGGCGACTTGGACCTTGGTTCCTCGTCTCGTCAGGCTATGGCTAAAGAAGCGGGCACTAATAAAGTACTTCAAGACCTGTTTAAAGCCATCGACAGCGCGGGTAAACTCGATAAGGAAGAAATGAAGGAGCAGGTGTTCGCCCTGTATATGAACACGTTACCCAATAACTCTATGCGACAAAACCTTCGGCACGCTAAGATTATTAGTGGCTTTAGCCGCGACGCGCTGCGTAACTATGTTACGTCTGTCAACACGGCGTCCAACCAGATGGCGAAACTTAAGTATGCGTCTGATATCCGTAACGGCCTCCTAGCTGCGCGCAGCGAAATAGAAAACCACCCAGACAAAGAAAAACTGGGTACGTTCATCGAAGAAATCGGCAAGCGCGCTAACCTTGAACTTTCTCCGAACATCGCGGAAGAAGGTGAAATTGACTGGAACGGGCTCGCGGCTATGGGCAACCAAGCCGTGTTCTACTACATGCTTACGTCGCCTAAATCGGCTGTTGTGCAGATGACGCAGTTACACATTGTTGGGCTGCCGGTACTTACTGCTAAATACGGCTTCGGCAAAACTATGAAGATGGCCGCTAAATACGGCAACCCACTGTTTTCGCTTGGTATGGTGAAAGACGGCAAGGTTGTCCCTCCGTCGATTAGTCTTTCTAAAGCCATCACAGAAGAAAAGAACTCAGCCAAAAAAGCTGCCCTTACGGAAGGCTGGGAGCACGCAAATAACCTCGACAAGTTTATGGATACGTTTGTCGCCTCGACTACTGAACGCGGAAAAATGCCTTCTGCTGCGCACGCTAGTTTAGGCCAAACCGCACTTCGGCGCGTGGCTAATTTCATGAGCGGAGCTTTCCACCACTTTGAACGCGTGTCGCGCGAAATTATGTACATGTCTGCATTTGAGCTTGAGTATGACGCGCAGATAGAAGCGGGTAAATCTCAGAAAGAAGCGACCGAAATTGCTAAGGAAGTGGGCATAGAGAAACTTGAAGAAGCGCTGTTTAATTACAGCAGCTACAATAAACCTAGGTTAGCTAAGTCCCCAATTGGTAAGTTGGGTTTCCAGTTCATGTCCTATCCGATGCAGATGACTTCGTACATTATGCGTAACGGAGCGGCGCTGTTTAGAGACTTGCCCGCTGCGGAAAAGAAAGCCGCTGCCATTAAATTGTTTGGTACTATCGGTATGACCGCCATGTATGCCGGTGTTGTGGGCCTGCCCGGGTATTCGATAATTATGGGCATCGCTGACGGGATGCGCGATTTGTTTGGTGACCCGGGGGATGACGACGAAGATAACCCTCTGGCTGCGCACAACACGGATATCTGGTTTAGGCAGTATTTTATTCCGACCTATTTTGGGGCGGGCGTTATGGGTCGGGCGGTGACTTATGGTCCGGTGTCTGCGCTTACTGGCGGTGACGTTTCTGGGTCTACCTCTCTGGATGGTCTGTGGATTAGAAATAACGATCCCCCCGACTCCTATAAAGACGGCTTCCAGCAAATGCTGTTGGGGCTTACTGGCCCGTTTGGTTCTATGGGTTCGCAAGTCGCTGCCGGGTTTGACGACATCAACAACGGCGACCTTACACGCGGCATGGAGAAACTTTCTCCTGCCTTCCTGCGCAACTTTATCCGTACCGGACGATACGCCACCGAAGGTGCCGTCACTAAGGGTAACCCGGGTGACATCATGAAAGAGAAAGAGTGGTTCACTACCGGCAAGTTGCTTGGGCAGTCTATGGGTTTCGCGCCTATGGAAATCGCGGATATCCAACAGAAGACTTATGCGCTGAAGCGCGAAGCGGAAGTAATCGCCAAGAAGCAGGCTAAGATACTTGATAGGGTTAACCGGGCGTTCGCAAACGACAACGATGCGGAAATTGATAGCGCCCTAGAAGCTGTGGATAAATACAACGATAAGTACGGCGAAGTCCTGCCAATTACTACAAATAGCCTGAACTCGTCTATTAAGAACCGTTTGGCGATCCAAGCTGCGTCGATCCACGGTTTGCGCGTTAATGGAAAGTTCCGGCCAGCCGCCGACGAACTACTCGGGCTGTCGCTAGGAGATGACGAGGAATAAAAAAGACCCCCTAGGCTTAGCCTAGGGGGTCAGTGACACAGGAGGAAACGCTCGACTCCGAGGAGAGCCCGGAGGAGCAATCTTCTATATATACCCGTCACACCAGACGCGCAAGCCCTTAATCCCCTCAACCGCAACAATTTTATAGATTGGCCGTATGCCACGGCGCGACATTACAGGGTCGATCTTGCTCTTTGCCTCAAGGCAATTGCGGCACGGAATAAACACGGAAGTGCCCGGCCTGAAGTTTTCCCAATTTATAATATACTCAACGCCCTCTATATCAAGCGTCGGTATCTCCGGAGACTTGGATTTGAAGGTAGCCATGGTTGGTTGTGTCCAAACAAAGAGCGTTGACGGGAGGGGAGTTAACTTCGGTGCCCTTGCTCATACGTTTAGCAGTAACACCAGTACACACCCCGGCTTTAGTGAGGTCTGCAATTAAGTCCTTATAACTAATACTGCGGTCAATACAATACCTACGGAACGCCGAAGCCGAAATATACATCTTAAACGTGTCTGGCTCGTACCGCACCAACAATTCTCCACGAGGGGTAACAATCGGCGCGTGCGGCATTTGCGTGCGCGCATCCAGAGAGTCCTTGATAACAAGTATGTTGACGTTGTGCTTATTCAAAAACTCACCCAGTATGGATATGGGTTGCTGCTCGTTTTTATCCATGGAGTCTCTAAGCCGCAAGAAATGGTACCCTGCGCGGGCATAAATAGCGGACATATTAAAATCATGTAAACCAAGCTGTCCGGAAATCGTGCCACTATGCAAATTACACGCCATCATACCAGTCCAAAACCGTTCGCGCGGCGTAGCCTGTAGTTCTCTATCCAGCTTTTCCTGCGCCCTGCGGAGGCCGATCACGACTTGCTCAAGATTTTTTACTAGGAAATCCATGTAGATTAGACCGGCGTGCCCGAAGTTCTCCATCAAAGTCATGTCGAAAGCCATCTTGGCTTCATACGGATCGAGCACCGTGTTGTAGCCTACATTATACTCAAATAGCCGCATCGACTCCCCTTCCGGAAGCGACTTAATAAGCTGCAACTTGTCATAAATAGATGAGTTAGAACTAGACAAGCCGATGGTTTGCCACGTTGAGAAGTTTTCCCGCAGTTCGTTTGTTGATGATTTCATGCGGTCTTTGCCCTTGCCCTGAGTGAGAGCATACAGCAGCTCCGAAGCGTGTTCCGGCTTCATGTTAGAAAGCTCGTCCATACAAAACGGCAAATTAGACATGATCCCTAACTTTTGGATTTTAGACACGTGAGTGTCGTTGTTCTGGGACAGCAGCTCCGTAGGGTGCCCGTACACACTCATGCAAGCACGCAGGATAGTAGTTTTGCCTGTACCAGAGCGAGGGTGCACGAGATTAATAAGGCCGCCGTTGTGACCCAGAAAACGCAGCAGTGGCGCACCAAATGCAGTCAATGCACCAAAAGCGTGGTCTTCTAGCCCCGGTTCTTTGTATAAATTAAATACCTCTTTCCACTTTTCCAGCGACCCCTTTCTATACATTTGGCTAGCCAGTTGCCGCGTGGTTTTGGAGGGCGTAACGAACTCTATACCTTTAGTAGAAACAAGCCGTTCACCAATCAGAAACGCGTTGTTGTCCTGCTTCCAACCAAACTGGTGGTATGAGGGGTCTGCTTTTTCTGCGAGCATTTGGGCGTTCACACTAACAATTAGATACGTAAGGATATTTTGGTACTGTTTATCGTTCGCTAAGATACCATTGAACGCAAGGGTGTGTTTTAGCGCCTGCCTGTCTACCAGCGTAGTATTAGCAAGACTAAATTTCCTGACCCCGTCGTTTGGCGAATGGAAATATACAATTGATCCGTCGCCAATTAAAGTATCATTTGTTCGCGAGCGAACATATAAGTCAAACGGGAAAACTACTTTGGGTTCACCCTCTTCGCCCGTCTCTATGTTTAGCGCGATCCCACCTTTTTCTAGGCGCACATAACCAGCAGGTAGGGTCGGGAACGGGAAAACCTCTTCTTCCCCGTCTTCCGTTTTTACAACTACTTCTTTTTCCCCGCCGTCTTTGAAGAACTTACCCAAGCTGATGGGGGACTTAACGTTTGCACTGATAGGGCAGTTACCGCATATACCGGGGTTGTTGCGGTCAAAAATAGCGCACGTGTGCGGCCCTTGGATATGCTCCGTTTTACGCAACGCGGCTTCAAAATTATAGCCCGGGTGTCCCTCAGAGACAGCCTTAATGGCTTCTTCTTTATCGGTGCAGAACGCCGCGATAGATAAAGCATCAAACCACCGGGGCTCTTCGAGCGTCTCCCTATCTGCGATAATAGAAGCAATCTGCGCGCAGCCGTTGCCCGTTTGGGTTTTTTCGAGGATAGCCTTAAAGCTGAACGACACGTTCGACCTAACCATTTCTGACACAGTGCCAGCTAGGTAGGATTTGCGTTTTTCCGGGTTTGCTGCTAGAGCGCGCGAATACCCGATAGCAGAGCAAAACTCTTCTAGGTCTACCGGCTCACCGACATATGCAAGCGTAACGGGTGCTGGCTCATCGCCTTTGTAGTTGAGAGTATCTGGGATACGTAGAATGCGCGCGGTTTCAAACACTGCCCGGTCAACAATAAGCCCCCAATCAAGGCACAAGTCGCGGAAATAATGTGCAATTGGTTGCCATGCTTCCGGGGTAATGTCTTCCGTAAGCGGCCAGTATACGTGCACTCCGCGCCCGGAATTAACCAGCGTGGGGCGGGGCAGGTTGTGTTCTTTGACAAAAGACTTCAAGGCGGCGAACGCCGCAGCTTGATCTATGTAACCGTTGATCTTACCCGTTCGCGGGTGCGGCGCTGCCTTATCGGGACCGCAATCAAGGTCCAGCCAGAATGCGCGAAGCGCTTGCACATTAGATTGGAAGCGCGAGCTATCGTCTTTGTACTTAGCTACGCCGAAATAAACATCGAACTCATGCTTAAGTAGTTTCTCAGTAAGTGCATCTACCTCTTCGCGGGTCTGCACCATGTACTGTTGGACGCCGCCTTCTTTCTTTATGCCTACTACGGCGAACCAGCCGCCTTGGGGTTGTACTAGCGAAAGAAGATCAGCGCCCATCACATACTCATGCTTTTTGTTTTATGCGGTCATGTAATATCCCCTACTGGAGTCGAACCAGTCTACACGCGGTTTCAGTCCACGCCGCATCACCACTATGCTGAGGGGATAAGATATTTAGTCGTCCCAATCTTCAAGGACAGACTTAACCGCTTTCTTCTCTACTGGCGGGGCTTCTTTCTTAGCCACAACCTTCTTGGGTTCTTCGGGGGCTTCCGCCTTTTCGCGCTTCTTAAACGCCTTCATAATTGTGTATTCCTTGGTTTCCTTCTTCTGGTGCGCGGCACCAACAAGGTCCCATTCCGCGTCCGTAACCGGACGGAGCGGGCTGAATACAAACTTCATCGTATCGGCGTTGTCGTCGTAAGCAATCGTCGTGACAACCGTATCGGGCATCTCGTTATGGGCTTGAAGATACTTCACATACGCTTCAAACGGGTGCTCGTTACCCTTACCCTTGCCGAACAAAGACGCGGCAGGGATATTCATCTGGTACACTTCGCCGCTGGGGTCATTGGCGAGAAGGACAGAAATACGACGGCTATAGCGGCAAGCGCGGCGTCCGCCTTCACCGGAGCCTTCCACGTTTTGCGGGCAGTCCATGCAGGACTTACCTTGCGGATTAGCCGCACCCTCGTCGGGGAAATCACCCAAGTTAGACCAGCAATCCGGCGCTGCCGCTTCGGCCTTAGGATCGTACTTACCCGCGTAATAGGAACGAGAAACCTTAGGCAAGAAAGACAAAATGATAATGTCCAGCTTACCGCGAACCGCGTCACCGACGATTTCACCGTTGACAACCTTCTTGAAAGTGCCGTTCGTGTTAGTAGCAATGCGCCGAGACTGGAACGCGGGCTCGACCACATCGTTAAGGAAGGACTCGCGCTTAGTGGTTGCGAGAGAAGTGTTAGGTTTGTTAAAAATAAGTTCGTTTGCCATTTGTTTGAATAATCCTATTTCTTGGCCTTGCGGACAGACACCGCGTACTTGCTATCTTTGTTTAGACCCATTGGGTACAAGTCCGGATTTTCTTCCAGAAACTCTTTCAAGTTCCCATTGCTTAGCCGCCTTTCTAGTAGGTGGAACGCGTCGTGTTCCTTTACGAAGTTATACATCGACTCCCAATCAGAGGTCCAATAGCGGGTGTTTACACGCCGTGAGATTGTGCCAGCGGGAGTGCGAATGCTGTCTGAGCCCAAAGACTGGCAGAGGTCTAACAGTTCTTTCGATACTGCGTCAACCTTGGCCTTGGCTTCGTTGATTACTTTTTCGTATTGTTCTTCGAGTTCGTTCAGTGTGTCTCTGGCTTGCAAATAAGACAAAACCAGTTGTTCTGCGTTTAATGGTTTATCCTCACTCATATTACTCTTTCCATTTTCTGTTCTGTTTAATAGCACAGACGTGTGTTAGCGATACTCCGTAATAGTCAGCTATATCTTTAAGCGTTCTAGCGTCTGCCCGAATTGCGCGTGCTTTCTCTATTGTTAGTTTAGTCGTACGCTGATTACGCGACTGTTCGGCGCGAGTAGCCCACCTACAGTTCTCCGGGCTGTACCCCGCGTTGTTGTTTATGCGATCAAGACTAGCGCCTTTCGCAGGCTCACCCATATCCGCTAGAAAATTTTCGAACAGCCCCCAGCGGGCACATACACTTATACCCCTTCCACCATAACTAGAGTACGCTTTGTGGTTAGGGTTATTACACCGCGCACGCATGGACCTCCACACCCGATACACAGGGGTCATAGAAGTGTTTCCCGCGTGCCCGTGTCTAATGTTGCGGGGCTTTCGCCCCACTTCCACGTCTGACATGATAATGATCCTGTGTTGTGGACTGACTTTTATGTATCTGTTGACGGACTAACTGTCAATGCCCGGAAACGGAACGTGTGGTGGCAAAATGTCGTGTTGCGCGTTAAAAATTTTGAAGGCGTCTAGCTCGTCTTTCGCTGTGTAGTGTGTTCTAAGTATGCTTGGATGCGGGTACTGAGCAAAGCTTACTTCGTATAGGTTATATCCATTTCTGTCATAGACAATTATACACCGCGCCCTAACAAACCTAAAGACTCTATACCCTGTTACGTCGTAGCTCACTCTGAACCCTTATATCTCGGTTTTCTACAGGCGGGGCCGTACAAAATCTCTTTGATGCTGCCCACATAGTAATTATATAGGTGCTCTGACGGGCCGCTTTCTTCCTCTTCTTTGCGTTTCGATGCGCCGCCGCGAATGACTTTACCGGTTTTAGGGTCTAGTTTCATTTTCCAAGCTCCTGCCTGTAAAGCTCCACCAGTTTGCCGTGCGTGTCAATATTGTTTTTAAGCATGTCGTAAAGCCTCCGCTCCACTTCGCTACCAACGATATGGACAATGTTCATGTTATTTTTCTGTCCGGGCCGGTCAATTCTCGCGTTTAACTGCAAGTAGACCTCCACACTCGTGACTGGAGCGTACCATATAGTGGTGTCTGCTGCGGTCAATGTCAAGCCGTGCGAAGCGGCGGCGGGTTGTATAATTAGTACTTTAGTGTCACCGCCATTCTGGAACCGACTAACAATATCAGTTCGTTTGTTGACGTTCACAGCACCATTGATAATCTCGGATTTTATTCCTGCCTTGTCGAGTGCTGCCTTAAGTAAATTAATAGTATGTGTAAAAGGTACGGCGACAATAACTTTATTAGACGACTCTTCGATGGCCTCAAGCACGACGTTAAGGCGGTTACTAACGTCAAACTCTACAGTAGCTCCAGTATCCGTATAGACCGCACCCCCTGAAATCTGGAGGAGTTTGTTTAGGTTCGCAGCCGCATTCACAGAAGTAATCTGCTCGCCAGCCGCGTTGGTAATCATCTTTTGTTTCAAGTCTTTGTAGTACTTGGTCTGCATCGCCGTAAGCGGCGCTTCGCGCTCTGTATGAAGCACGGGCGGCAAATCCAAACACTGTCGCTTCTCAAACCTCACCGCAGGCTTAAGCATCTTGTGGATAATGTCGGTGGCCCCTTCGCGCGGAACCCACTTATACTGGGTGACGCGGTACATGATCTTATCCCTAAACTGCGAGAAAGACCGTGGCGAGTTCTGGGGATTAACCAGCTTAGCCAAGCCGTAGGCGTCAAGAGGGGACTGCGCTGCCGGTGTGCCGGTCAGCATCCAGAGGTAAGGGATTTTATCGGAGAGTTCCTTGAAAACTTTCCAGCGGTTAGTGCTAACTGTCTTATATGCAGTAGCTTCGTCTACAACAACCAAATCAAAGTTTCCTGCGGCTAGAGTATCCTTAACGATTTCTACACCGTCGTAATTAATAATTACGTACTCGGAACCTTCTTCGATGATTTTCTTGCGTTGCTTGGCGTCACCATGCGCAACAGATACACTACGGTGCATAGCGAAGCGGAACAAATCTTGCTGCCATGCCGACTTCATAATGGACAACGGGCACAGCACTAGGACCCGCTTAACGAGTCCCAAATTCATAAGATAATCAGCGGCCCAGATTACGCTCGCCGTTTTGCCCGTACCGGCTTCTGAGAAGCAGAACGCTTTCTTTCGAATAGATAAAAAACTGGAACTTTCTCTTTGGTGTTTGAAGGGGGTAAATCTTCCGGACCATTGGTAGTCTCGTAAAATTGGCGACGGCACATTTGCTTCTGGCTCCAAACTTACTAGCGCTTGTGCGTTAGCAAATGTCCACTTTACCAGAACTTCACCTTCTCCTACAAGGGCGCTAGTTTGTATCGTAGACAAAATTTTATCTGGGTCATCAGTTTTTACTAATAACCCCTTGTTTTCAATAATTTCAATAGATGTAATCACGTTTTTACCCGCTTGAAAAACAGTGGTTTGATCGCGTCTTCGGGCGACCAGCCTAAATCTAGTCTGCGCCGTACTACCCTTAGGCTTATGTTGTGTGCGGCGGCCCACGAGGCGGTTGTGTCTGTTCGCCCATTAATCGTAAGGTAGGTAGTCGCCCGCGTGTTGTTCATTTGCTGGGCTTTACTAGCCCATCGGCAATTACTAGGCTCGTAGCCTCTACTGTTGTCTATACGGTCTAGTGAATAACCATCCGGGCAGCGTCCCATATCCAACAGAAAATTATCAAATTTTAACCATCTTTCACATATAGTGATACCCCTCCCGCCGTAATACGCATAATTTTCGTTGGTAGTGTTTAGACATCGCGCTTTAGCGGCTCGCCAAGAATTATATTCTCGGCTACATTTTTTACCATTTACTACACCAGCGTGACCGTGTTTTAGCGCGTTTAAGCTCATTATTTCTTTTTCCGCTCGCGCTTGGAAGTTTCGCTCACAAGATTGTGCTTGCTGTCGCGCTTGAAACTTCTATTAGCACCCGCGTCTTGTACGAAGGTGCCTTTGTTGTTGCCCGGGGCCTTATCCAGAGCCTCACGGTGGGCTAGGTCCTTACCGTCACCCTTGGTCACCTTACCCGCACGCATGGCCTCACGGCGCGCCTTATTGCGCGCTACACGGTTCGCCACTTGCTGCGGATCAGACTCATACTGCGCGGCCCTGTCGTATTTACGGTCTTTTGGGTTTTTGTACGGCATCGTAATACTCCACTAAAAACTTATATGAGCGCCGGACGTGGTCTAGCTGTTGTGCGTCTACAGAACCTTTTACGCCGCCCTTAAGATACCTAAGCCAAGCGTCAAGGAATATATCATCTGGTTCCGCTGGTATAGATACCTTTTTCTTCATCGCCCGCCAACCCCGTGCTGCTGTAGCGCCAGAGCTATTTCACTTTGGATATAGCTTTTTAGGTAAGCACGAAAGTGTGTATCAAACTGAGAATTACACGCCCCGTTCAAAGCGGCGCAAATATTATTCATAATCAAATTGTGTACATCTTCATGCAGCTTCACCATAGCGGCGGCTGCGTCTTTTTCGTCTTCGGTCATTTATATCTCCGCAAGTAATACCTATCGTTGCTTTCTTGGATTATTTTTTGCGCCGCCGACTCAACTTCATGCCGCACACACGCAACTATTTCATCTCGGATAGAGTTTATAAAACTGCGGTATATAGTATGTTGGTTTTGGTGAATAATGTGATCCATAGGCCCGTACGGGTCGGCCAAAAAATTAAACACAATATCCTTAACTAGGGCCTCAACGTTTTCATGCAGCTTCACCATAGCCGCTGCGGCGTCTTTCTCGTCTTCTGTCATTGGTAACTTTTCCTTTTTCTGGGGCTGTATTTTCTTTTTCTTTCTTTTCTAGAACCATCAGTATTGAATGTTCTAGATGTACCGTTAGCCATTGCGTACAACACAATACTACGATTGGCTTGTTGTTTGTTCTTAGGCACCCACCTGCAATTGTCTTTAAAATATCCTAAATCATTGTTTATGCGATCTATAGATCCGTTTGGCATAGGGCACTCGCCCATGTCCGCAAGGAAGGATTCGAAACTTTCTTTCCATGCCGCACAAACCGTAATTCCGCGCCCGCCGTAACGCTTGTAAGCCGGGTGTTTTTCATAGTAGCATCGCTTTTTCATGGCGATCCACACAGAAAATTCAAACGTGTTTGTCCGACCATGAGTTATATTAGCTTGCCCGCGCGTGGCGAACGCCGTACACCCGCAATCTTTTTGCGCCCCGCTAGTAAATTGCCATGCACGCATGGAGCGTGAAACACCACACGAGCAATTAACAATCCAGTATCTCGGTCGATCTAGGTCACGCGACTCAACTATCAACGAATTAAATTTTTGTCCGGTTAAATCTTTCGGTGGTCTCGGCACTATCGACTCCTTAGCCCGTTGTGTGGGCACGACAAAACCGGACACCATTTTTTACACAGACCGCTCGGGTTCGCGTTCCAAACTCCGTTTTCCATGGCCGCCTCTAGCCGGTCTACGTATGGGGCAAAAGCGTCTAGATAACTGTTCGTGTGTTCGCGGTAGTGTTTCTTTTTTAGGATGTCATCCGCGACTACAAACATAAGCGCGGAATTTATGGTGTCAACCTCGGGGAAGTGAGTAAAAACCGCCGCAGCCACAGCATTTAGCTGTGCCATATCCGCGTATTTAGAACTCTTTCCCGTTTTATAGTCAATAGACCACGCGCGACTACCATCTATAACAACTAGGTCTGCTATACCTCTATAGTAGGCGTCTTTAGCAAAAAAGTCACAGGCGGCGTAGCCAGTATCCGTCTTAGACACGCCTAGTTTAACTTCACAATGCTTAATGCCGGGTAGTTCAGAAAGAGGTTCCGCGTATTTCCTAAGATATTCATACCCAGGCGGAATATCTACGCCATCTCGTATGTAGTCTTCTAGAGTTTTATGAATTAACTGACCGTACATAGTCGCGGTGCTGCCAGCATCGACGTAATCTTTTTTTACCTTCAAGTGGTAGTATTTTTTTGGGCATTGCTTATACAAAGAGATACTGCTGTAGGACCAAGTTACTGCCATTATATACTCCTAGATTTCTTCGCGGCGTACAGACGTTTTTTATACACTACCCCTAGCCACTATCCAACTTTTTTCTCAGTACCTAACTCAGTATGTTCAAGGCAGTATGGCTTTCGTTCGCGCACAACAGGCTTAGCGCAGAACCCGAACCCCGGTTTCTTTGGGTCACCGAGCGGCCATTTACATTCGTTCTTGTCAAGGTTTTCTAGCTGCTTAATAGCATCACCTTTTTTCTGGGAACTGTCACGAGGGGGCAAGCCCATACGCCGGATTTTTGACCTTGTGGCCGTCTCAGAGAACCCAAGCTCAGCCGCAATGTCTTTAAGCGGGGTGTTCCCCGCCCACAGATTACGAAGTTTCGTTTCTTTGAATTTGTCCCACTCGCTCATTTTGTTTCTTTCTATATTCTCTGGCGCGCTTGGCGTTATCAGCGCGGCAATCTGTGCACCGGCATTTGTGTGTGTCATACATTTGTTTTGTTCCGTGTGTGGGTTGTTTGCGTATAGACCCGGCACGTGCAGCTTTATCTGGTGACATGCGCTCTAAACGCTTACTAAATCCGGACGGACGTAAACCAAGTTTTTTATCCCATTCCGATAAAGTCATGGTTACTCCGTTTGCGGTCACACGGCGATTAGTGCGTTTGTTGTTCTGTTGAACTTCCCAACTTACCCACCTACAATTTTTCGTCGTGTAGTTACTGTTATAGTCTACGCGATCTAGAGTGAGGCCATTTGGACACGCGCCCATACTAGCGAAAAAAGCGTCGTAGGATTTCCACTCTCGGTCGTAGGCTATGCCCCGACCGCCGTAGTTATGATATGCCGGATTTTTTGGGTTGTCGCACCTACTACGCATAGAACGCCACGCATAATAGGTGCGGGTGCCCGAAGGGTTATTCCATTTTTGCCTCTTTTTTCGCACCGCCAATGCCTTCCTCTTCCATATAGTCAACTATTAACTTAGCGTAGCCCATAATGTCAATAGCCGAATCTCTATATGTCCAATCTCCGGTCAACATTCGGCTCAGCTTGATCGCAATCGTTTCAATCGCTTCCCGGTGTACGTCAGGCAGTACAGCCCAGTTAGGCATAGTGCGAAGCAGACGCTTAATAGCTTGAGCATTAGCCGCTTGGTATTTGAAATCCCCATACGTCTGACCGCGCTCTTCTAGAAGTTGATTAACGTCCATTTTTACTGTCTTCCTCTTTTTGTTTTTCCAAGATATGCGCAACGGCGGCTTCCGCGATAGGAATAAAAGAAACCGAGTCATACTTACTTCTGCGGTGAATAAGCTCTTTTTTATATGCGTTAGCCATGCACACAGCCAAATCACGCAGGAACTCAGCGTACTCAATATTTGGCCTAAATTTTTCCAGAACATTACTCATACTAATTTACACCAAATTCAACCCAGCTTTAACAACACTTCCCGTAAACACGTGCGTGCCGACATGCTCAAGTGGGATAAACGGGTTAGCGTAGACCTTCCCGCCCTGTTCACGCCACTTTTCACAGAAGTGATAATCCTCTGACAGATATGCCCCAGACTTGTCAATACTAAGGGAAAAATAATCATGCATAAGAGGTTCGGCGTACTCCCCCGTCTCCGGGTCTCGGTAGGTATTAACTCGGAATGTAGGCGTGCTCGGCTGCAACTTTAAGAAGACTTCCCGCTTGATAAGCATAAAGCCGGTCCCGCCGTGCCGTACCTCGAATACGCCGCCATCATCAGTCTGTGTCTCTTGGTGGGCCGGATTAACTACAAAGACGCCAGAATATTCCGGCAGTTCTTCTTTAGTTTTCCCCTCCAACACCGCCTCGTGGATACGTTTCCAAGAGATTTCCTTCTTTGAGTAGAGGCCGCACGTAATATCTTTATCCGCCAGCATGAGTACGGGCACCGCTTCCGGTGGGAACCCAATGTCCGCGTCGATGAACATTAAGTAATCATAACCATTCTGGATAAAGAAGTGTGCAAGCGTGTTGCGCGCTCGGGTAATAAGGCTCTCATTAGCGCGGTACGACCAGAACACATTCACGCCCATTTGCTGTAGCTTAAGAATGGTCTGGATAACGCCATGTACATAGTTAGCTTTACAGTCGCCGTTGTACATCGGCGTAGCAATCATTACTGACTTGCCCTTAAGGTCTTCAGGCTTCAACATTACTTAATCCTCAATATTTTTCCAAGTTTTATGTTGTTTGACGTTGTATATTTTGCTTTACTAGACCTATCTGATACCCAATACCCATCACGTTTAGGCTTTCAGCGTATATGTTAACAAAAGCATCAACCGCAATTTTTGGGCGGTGTAATATATCTCTCGGATTACCCCAGCCACAATAATCATCACAAACCATAACGCCGCCTACACCTAAAAGTTGCCAAGCCATGCACAGATCAGTCAAAACATCCGGTGCGGTGTGCGACCCGTCAACATAGATAAAGTCAAACTTGGAGCCGCGCCGGATATGTTCGGCGAGCCAAGCAACGGACGTGCCTTTTTGTTTTGTAACATTGTTACGCCCGGCGATATTAGTCTGTAGCACATTCATATTGGCGTCAAACGTAGCCTCAACGCCATCTACGACACCCATTTCTTTATGTTCTTCGCCGCCTTCCCACGTATCAATGCAACAGATTTCTCCACCGTCTTGAAGTAGGTTCTCGGAAAACCACACAGTAGACCGCCCTTCGTAGGAACCAATCTCCAGTATGCGTTTCGGTTGCCCGAAGTTTGTTTTAATTTGTTCCATGAACGGGATAGCCCGGTCAAACCAGTCTTGAGTCCAAGTGTAATTACTCATTCTATTTCTTACCCTTTTTAGTGTACCGGTTGATAAAACCTTTTATATATTCTTGAGTGAAAGAGTTACTCGGTTCGTTTGGTGATTGAAAATAATTTCGCGACCCTACGTGGTAACCATATGGTTGGTTAGCTTGTTGTGCTAGTGCTTGTTGTGCTTGTTGTGCTTGTTGTGCTTGTTGTGCTTGTTGTGCTTGTTGTGCTTGTCGTGCTTGTCGTGCTAGTGAGTGTTGTGTCAACCTCGCTTTTTTGTGTGCTTCCGCCTCCGCCTCCGCCTTTGCGCGGCGTTCTGGACCGTCAGCAAGCTCTGACATTAGTACGCCCAAGAACCGGTCTTCGTTCAGCCTTGATGCCGCGTCTTCGAAAGCTTTTTTGTCGGTAGCACTTAAGAAGTAATAAAACTGTCTCCAAGCATCACACCACCGGCCACCGTCAATGTGTAAAGCACCATCTTGCCCGCGAGCAAAAGAAAACTCGCCCGGGTGTTCCTCCATCCTATCAATAAGAAACTGCACCCCTTTATTGATACTCATTGTGTGGCCTCTTTATAAGTAGCCTCAAACAGCTTGTGCGAATATTTGGTCAGGCTGCCGTCTTGCTTCAGGACAACGTAGTCACTTGGGTTAAGGCGGATTGTGTTGTCGTCTTTTTTAAATTCTGCAAACAAGAAGCCGTCTGGGTTCTTCAAAAATTGCACCGTGCCGCCAGACAACCAAGGGGGAGGACTGACAAGCCACCAATGATCTTTTTCCCACTTAGCACGAAACCGCCAAGCAGACACAACCTCTTGCGTGTCCATATCTTTGAAAAACATTTATCCTCCGTAAGTATAACCTGTCTCGCTCTCACAGGATAGAGGCAAATCCAACCCCCACGCTGGGCGCATTTTCATGCAGGCTTCAATGTATTTTACAGCTTCTTTTTCTTCGTCTTCTTTACATAATGCCACAACAGAGTCGTGCACCGTTAACACGACCCGGTATCGCTTTGCAATCTCTAACATTTGGTCCGTCACAGCGATCCGCGCAAGGGCCTGACAAATATTTTCTGTAAGGCCACCACCCCAGATAGACTTAGGAAACGTAGTGCGCCCTTTGCGGGAGTGATACACAAACCCGTCAGAAGTCTTATGGAGGTTCGGGTACTTCAACCGCATACCGTTGGGCAGCATGATACCTTCTTCACCGATTACTTTAATAACCCCACCGGGACCAAACTCGGCATATTGACCTTTAATTATTGTTTCTAGCATACGGTCACACTGTTTCCAGAACATCGGGATTTTGTCGTAAGCTGTTCTGTAGGCGTTAATAATGCGCTGCGCTTCGTCGTCGCTCAGCACAACTTTTTCTTTCTGAACTTTCAAGTGCGCTTGTAGCTTGCGCCACCCGGTGCCGTATCCACTACCGAGTGTAACTGTTTTTGAGAGGAAGCGCCGGTCGCTGTCGATTTCTTCAACGGGAACGTTGTATATCTTAGTGCCAGTTAATTTGTAGACATCTTCCCCCCGCGCGAACGCGTCTACTAAATCTTGTTGCCCCGCTACCCACGCCAGCATACGCGCTTCAATAGACGAAGAGTCACAGTTAATAATCTTGTACCCGTTTGGTGCGCGTATAGATTTCTTCAGGTTAGACTTGCGTGGGAGGTTCTGTAGGTTGATCCCGTCTTGGGCACTATACCGCCCAGTATGTGCACCGTAATAGCGCAAGGGGACCGGCAGGGTTCCGCGCCCAGAGATACCAATAAAAGCCTCTGTGCGGGTCTCTTCCAAAGTCGATTTGTTGCCGATACGCGCCGAAACAAGCGCCTGCACCGCAGGGTTTTCGTGTTCTTTTAGCTCTAGGAACTCTTCGTCTGATTTGGCGAACGCGTAAGTTTCTTTGCCTGTGGTCTTGCTAACTTTTGTGGGGGGCTCAACGCCGTTCGCGCGTAGTAGTTCGGCAAACTTTGCGTTACTCATCAAGTCCGCGCGCTCAACAAGCGCAGACATCAACAGGTTCATTTTCTTTTCTTGAACGTCCTTCAGGTGCGTCTCAAGCAGCGGCCTATCCAACTCCAGTACCGGTTCGGAAAACATACGAATAGTAAGGTCGATGAGCTTAAGCTCAGACAGTGGGAACTCGCCCAGCATATTTTTTACTAGCTTATAAGTAAGCTCTACGTCATTGACGCAGTACTCGGCATATTTGTTTAGCTCTTGCCGGGTGAAGTCCGCGCGCCGCTTACCTAAAGCGTTTACAACCTCGTGGCCCTTTTCTCCCAGACCGAAGAACTTGGCGAGCGACGCCAACCCAACACCCACTTCGTTCCCATACAGGGCGCGGCCCATGGATAGTGTGTCAATGATCCGCTTCGGGCGGATATCAAAATGCCAGTTGAGAATAGCCGCGTCAAATTGCGCGTTATGAAATACCGCCGCCGACTCTTCCCAAGGAAATTTACGGAGCCACGTTTTTATTTCGTCGTGTGTACCAGAGAACCATTCTGTGGGTTTATCATCTTCTTTTACCGCCCACAGAATCACTTCGAACTCGGGAGAACGTATATATTCCTCCACGGACATTTTCGATAAATTATACTGCTTATCATAAAATGTTTCGGCGTCCGCAACAAGGGTCTTCATTTCTTAACTCCAGCACGAAGGGGTTTTCTCCACTCGCCCCCAGAAAAAGGATAAATCTTCTAGGCTATTCTTTTTTGGCATCTTTGCGTATCCAGATTTTTACCGTGTTGTCGCTCTTATCATGCCAGCGCTTTTCAAATGTTACATACGCGGCCATCTCGTCTTCAGCTTCAACATGCGTGATCGCGGCTAGGTGCGACAGGCTTGAGTTATATGGTTCTACCTTAAGAATACTTGGGGTTTTTGAACCTTCATACCAAGCCCAGTGCACAGTATAGACTGGTTTTCCCGTAACATTGTTAATAAACCCCGGTATAAGTTCATTTAACATTTGTCTCTTACTAACGGCCATTATACTCCTCCGCGTATTTATCCAGTATCTCGACGGCTCGCGCCATAGCGGCCATTTCATCTTGTGCGATGATAGGCACACTAAATTCGCCGTCACTGTAAATTAAGTTAAGCGCTTCTCCCTGCTTCATGTGTACTACTTCTTTTATTTTGTACCTAAACTTCATGTCATCGAAAGCCACATAGTACACAACGCTAACCTTATATGTAGCGGGCCACTCAGGACCTTTATGGTTTTTAGCTTCCCGCTCGTATAAAGCGTTAAACATAGCATGGAGTGTGTTTTGTTTGTAGTTAGCCACGGGCTCTCCTAGAAGCATCCCATTATTTGCTACTGCATTATTAGTCAGTCGGAAAGGGCTTGGTGAACCCATCTAAAAACTCCCTGAAGTCTTCTGTCTTTTTCTTGACTATATCCAGTGCGGTTTTATATGCATCTAACTCGTCTATACCACTAACAGTGATGTGATTAAACACATACTCTCCCGAGCGATATTTTTCTTTATTGTATGGCTCTACGCTCTCCACTCTATAGGAGCCGTCTAGCTCTATAAAATATTTTACGGAATACCGCCCGGGAACTATCATTGGCTTAGGAGATGTGGTCTTTCGCATAAGAGCTTGGAGCGTTTCCCCCCGGAGAGATTGCATTATGAATGTTGCCGGTAGAACCTAGAGCGATCCCAGTATTAATAAATGCTCCCGCCGGTTTCAAACCTTGTTTAGCATACCTATCAAACTGCTCTCGTTCGCCGCTCAGCACGACACGACGAACAATTTCTTTCTCGACACCAGCTTCATATACTTCCATCAACCGCGCATATAAAGCGTCAACTTCTTTGTCAGTAAACGTCGGCAGGGGGGTACCGCAGATACTAGCGTCAAGAGAGGGGTCTGTCCAGTTTGGCTGTCCGGTTTTTCTGATGGTTACTGCGTTTGCTACATCCCGCCAAGGCGACGAGTAATTGTCCCCTGCAATACCCATATAAAATTCGTCCGGGTGGCTGTGCATCCGGCCAAGCAAAATTTCTACAGCCTTACAAAAACCGTTGTCAGTCATTTCTATTTGTCCTTTAAAAGTTTAATAACGCCTTCTAGGTAACCAAGGTTACCCTCGTTTATTACGACAGCTACTCCCCCCGCCGTATTAATTTTCTCTATGTGCATCTGCTGTAGTTCGGTAGGTTTATTCTTACCGGCCTTGCACTCAATAGCAAGGAACCGACCACTCACGCAACAAATAATATCTGGCACACCCTTGACCGAATACGCGCCGCCAATAGGACTGAAGTAATATATGTCTGATCCGTGGGATTTCAAGATTTTTACAATCTTATCTTTTACCGCGCGCTCCGGGGTCTTACTCATATCTGTTCCTCGCTCGGTCAGATTTAAAGCACAAAAAAGCCCCCGTGGCAAGTACCACGAGGGCCAAGAAGTTTAGTTAAGAAGGCAAGCTAGAATAAAGAACACTATCAGCACAATCAGGCAGCCCCAGAACCGCCACCGCGCAAGTTTTTCCCAATATTCGGGGTCTCTTGTTTCTGTTTTATATTCCCTCCAGCACAAGAACTGCCAAAAAGTGACCCCGAAAAACGTGTAAGCAAGAATACCGAGCAGGCTTAAACTAATCATTTCTCTTCCTCTCTTCTTATAACTAGCCTACGCTAGCCACGACAATCAGTAGTAATAGTACGCAATACATAAGCACGCCGCCTAAAATAAAGTACCCCACTCGCATTATTTCTTTTCCTCTCTCCTCTTAAAAATAACCCACGCCAGCCAACCGGGAAACACAACCATACAGCCGCCTAGCAACATGTAGAACATCCAAGATGGTAGGCGGATGCCGTCCAGTTCTTTTACGTATATCCCCAGCATAAACCCGGCGAAGAACAGGGCCACCGACCAGATTTTCCACGCGCTAAGAAAGTGCCTAGCCCAAACAAGTTCGTAGTAAAAAGTTTCTGATACACAGCGAACAGTAGATAAAACATGGTCGGACGCAATATTCTCAGGCTGCTTCTTGCCAAACATTGTTTTTCTCCATAATCAGAAAGAACTCGTTGGCGGCTACCCGAATACCGACATTTGGAATAAGCACATCGGTTTCTACCAGCTTAAGCAGCCCTAGCTTTTCTGCGATAACAACGGGCAACTCGTGCGGCTTATATGTATACAGCGGGATATCTCCCGTGCCGCCAACATAGTACATACCAGAGTACTCATACACACCGAGATAGGACGAGGCCAACCGGTTTTGCTCTTCGTAGAACACTTTATCCACAAGCTTATCTTGCAGCGTATTCACAGTTGCTTCGTCAAAACCCAGTACCCGTAAGGCTTGCATCTGCTCTTGGCTTAGCGGTCCCTTACGTTTTATTAGCACCGCAGTTAATTCGCGTACTGTGTTTTGGTAATCCGCGCTTGTCCTATAAGCCCGCGTACTAAACTCTCGCATACCGGACGCACTAATCCTCTCAAGATGTTCCTGCGGGGTAATAGCCTTCACATATTTCTTGAACGTGTCCAAGGCTACGTTGAGCTTGCTAGACCATTTGGTAGCCCCCCGCTCAATTACTTTATAGAGTGCGTCACACGTAATGTAGATGCCGGTGTTAGAGCCGCGAGCTTTGTGCCCTACTGTAGCGATCTTATGGCCCAGCGCATATACGTGAAACTCAGATAGTGTAGTCAGAGTATAAAAGTTATCAAACGACCGTTTGAACTCCCACGACGGGTTGCGCTTCGCGGCTTCGTATAAAAAGTCAGAGAGTAAATCTGGAACTTTGGTGCCCGGATTTTTGTCCGGGCAGGTTTTATACTCCACAAAGATGTTTGGCAGCCTATGAATAATCTTGTTCATTTTAAATCCTGTGTAACATTGTTACGCTTACCAAGAATAGGCTTTTAGGACTTCATCAATCCGCTTCTTTACATCCGCGCGGGTGTCTGCGCTCTCTCTAATCTCCACAATGTCTACACCCAACAGGGCAGACTGAAGATCACGGCGCGCTTTCTCAAGCTCCGGGTCACGCGTTACATTTAGGTGCGTAAGCATAGTGCACAAGTCCTGCGCGTTGGAAATCAAGGTCTCGTGATAACGCTTCTTCTCGTCGTCGTTGGTGTCAGTCAACTTGGCGGAAATATTCTGGAGCACTTTGTAAAGCCTATCCCACGGCTCACGCATTGCCTCCGCCAGTCGCGCATTCTGACTAGCTTCGTACTCCTGCTTAATTTCCTCCAGCGCTTGCGCCGGAATATCCAACCTGAAATCGCCGGACTCTGGCATTGGACTAAACACCAGCTTAAAGCTAAACTTCTTCCGGACTTCTTCGGCGTCTGGATAATCCGTCTCATCGAACAGGTCACCGAGGTTAGCCTTGGCCTTTTCTACATGCTGCGGGTACTCGTCGATGAACTTATCAACCATACCGTCAAAGGTGGCCTTACGCACATCCGCTTCCTGCTTGTAATCAAAGAACAGGGACAGCGGGATAAGACGCGAACCGCGATCAGCCCACGGCAAGGTCTTAGTATTGTGCCACATACGTGTAGCTGCGGCGTAATCCGCAATGTCCTTTCGCGCAGATGTGCCCGCCATAAGATGCTTGGTAACTTTAGCGGCAGACCTTACGGCAGAGTTGCTATGTGTAATCTCTTCCGTGCGTGTCTTATCCTGTATGGCTGCGGTCCACACGCCGATGTTGAGTTCGACCAACAATGCTGAACTTGAAATGCTCATTCTTGTTCTCCTGCAATTTTGTAAATCTTATAGTGCTCATCACTGAGCGGGGTTATTTCTATCGAGCTTTCCATAGGCTTAATACGTTTTAGGTATGCTCCGTTGGTATATCTTTCTGAGTACTCCTCCGTTTCTAATGCTAATGCTATAAAGGCTGGAACGCGTTCTGCGTCCATTACCAGCCTTTCACCGAACACATACACAAGCACCTTAGCCATCGCTAAACAGTACCCATATCGTGATACCAGCTATGATTAGCCAGATATTAGTAGTGACAGACCCCACGAGGAGCAGGGCGACAACAAGCCACCCCACCCCTCCGAAAAGCAATGCGAGAATATACCAAATAATATATTCCATTATTTTTCTCTAGGCTCCAGAAAACCAAGAAGCTGGAATGTAACGCCAAAAAACACAAAGCCAAATACTGCGCCCCACTCCATAACGCTTTGCGCGTAGTTTGTGTCGAGGAGGCACAGATTAACTAGGGGCGCGACAAGCGCGCCCCCGGCCATTACATAACAAATCTTAGATACTTCGTTCATTACTCAACCTCAACCTTGATCGTCTTACCGTTAGGCGACACAACGTCCGTGGTAATGCACCACAACACAGGTGCGGGCCACTCGCTGCCCCAATCACCCACATACCCGTCCGTAAATTGCAGGATAGCTTGCGGGACAATCTTCTTCTCGTTAAGCAAACGCATGAGACACGCGCCGTCCGTGCCGCCGCCGCCCTTAGGTTTAGTGTTGGCTACTAAGCTATCCATATCGGAAACTTCGTAGACTTCTTCAGACGCTACAGAATGGTCCCAGTAATAGAGGCGGATGCGCTCGGGGCGAACAGCTTCACACACAGCCTTGACCTCAGATAGAAACGCATTGAGTTCCCGGTTACTGATGGAACCAGAAGTATCCACGCCAACAATAATCTCCCCTACACGCTCACCGATAAGAGTAGGCAAATAGATATCATTGCCGACGAACCTGCGGTTGACGCGACGCCAAGAGGACGCGTCTTTAGCTGCACACGTAGTAGTTACAAACTCTCTTAGGAGTTCTTTCCAGTCATGTTTGGGCTCCAAGAGATCGCCGAGTTCCCGCGACATGCCTCCCGCGCCTGTTCCATTGAGTCGTTGGTGGGCGATCTGCCCTGTACGAAGAGCCGTGTCGATTTCACGTTCGATCTCTTTCTGTTCCGCTTCCGTGAGTTCTTGCGCGCCTTCCCAGTCATGCTCATCGAAGCCCTTAAGGTTAGAGCCAAAGCCGCCAGAAGAATTACCGTCGCCGTCACCCTTCTTCCCCTTACCGGACTGTTGCTGCATCTCTTTCTTGAGCGCATCAAACACTTGCTTGGTGTTCATACCACGATATTTCTCGTCAACCAAGCCGATCTTCTCGCCGTTAAGCGTGGGAAACTCGATGACGTGTCCTTCCGGGTCCATATCTTTGAGTTCTAAGTTAATCACAAAGTCAGCGGCGGCGTTGGTGAGCATGGGGTTTTCTTCGAACAGCCGACGCCAGATGAACAAATGCCGATAAGCCTTGTGCAAGTTCTCGTGGAGGACAACAAACGCGAGCTGTTTATCGTTTAGCTTAGCAATGAAGTCTTCGCCGTAAAACTCGTCGCGTCCGTTGGTGGCGGCAGTGGGGATATCTTTGGAAACATATGTTTTGCCAACCATAAGGATACCAGACCACAACGCAAACTTGGGGTTGCGCATCAGGGAAATCTTGGCGCGGGTCAAACGCTTCTCAGGAGTAATGCTCATTTGCGTACCTTTCTGACTTGTTTGAACAGGGTGGAATACCCTTTGGATGTAACATTGTTACACTTAACTGTTAGGGTCTTCTGTTTGGCGTCGCGTAACTTATATAGGTCGTGCTTAAGCTTAGGTATATTCTCTTTGCCACAGTACATAATCATGGCGTTTTTAAGCGCATCTAATTCGTCGATGGCATAGAGTTGTTTATTCACAAACCCCTCTTCTGAAAACGGCTCACATGTATTCGGGTCAATAATCCAGTATGCATACCGAACGCGCAGCGTGACTAAAAAACATTTGTTGGGGGTGGGTCTCGGGAAACGAGGTTGCGTTAATTTTATGATGCCGCCAGAAACTTCACCAACCTTAAACACTGACACGTCTGGGGGATATTCTTTTTCTAACTCCTCTAGTGTTTTCATTCGTGACCCCTGCTCCGACGGTAGTGTTCTTTTTTCTTTTTCTTGGCTACCTTGCGTGCGTGCATACCCTCCCTTGTGAACCTGAATACTTTGCTATGTCTAACGTCTGGTTGTCTTATTCGCTCGCTTTCGTTCACGGTCCTCCTCCTCCTCCTCCTCCTCGGTTATCTCTTTCAGCGCTTTGTTGTACGCCTCCATCTCATCTACGGCTTCGTAGAAGTTCTCATAATATCTGTCAGAGTCTCCAAGCCTGATGCGTACTCTGTACCAATCATGATTAACTTTGTTTGAAAAGTTAAGCCCGGGGCGAGCAATCTTGCCCCATAGTCCTACATAGACGATCCGTCTACCCATGTTGCCTCTGAAATAGGGGAGAGGAATTACCCTCCCCCAGTGTAACAGTGTTACGCTAAGTTATTGATTTTACTCTATAAAATATCGTGGTTACGGGCCACCCAATTCACAAAACTCTTCGAAGAAGTAGCAATGGCTTGCTTGCCAGAGTTCTTCATAACTTGAATGCCGAACGCAGCTTGCCACTCAGGTTGCATACGCTGGATGTATTCCATGAAGGCTTCCATGTTAGTCTTCTCGATCTTAGCGATAGCGCCGTACACCAACACGGCGCACGCACCGGCACTCTCAGGAACCGGGGTCTTCTTAGGTTCCTTAATGATGGCTTCCCACGAAGGAAGCTGGTCTTGGTAGTCAACGAAGGCTTGCATATCCCGCGCAGCGGCTTCGCCCACAGCGCCAGACAGTGAGGCAATCAGAGTATCAGTATCAATCTTATCGCGAGCCTTAACAACGTTACTGGCGATCTCAAGAGAACGCGGAGACACGAAGGCTTGTTGTACGCGACGCGGATTGAAGTTGTACGGGTTGTTGTTGTCCTTAGCGTTCGGATCGTACTCGTCCAAACAATGCGGGAACTGCTTAACCCATGCCATGATAACAGGATCAATGTTGTTATCAACGGCCCAGTCTAACCACTCATCGGCCAGCGGCGCGCGGATATTAAGGGTGATGATGCGGTTAAGTGTGTGCGCTTTGAGAGAGTCGCCGACACCATCCGAAGTCTTGTTGCCGGTCAAGAAGATGATTGATCCAGCCGGAATGGGCAGGTCACCGAGACGCGGGTTCTTAACTTCCAAAAGCGGGTGCAGCATGTTCTTGATTGGGTCAGCGCCCTTGGAATACTCATCGAGCATGATGATAACTGGCTTGCCGCTATCCAGCTTGAAGCGAGAGTTAGGATAATACGAAGTAACCTTACGGGTGTGGTCAACCACAGGCATGGCGATATCGCCAAGGTCCATGTTTGGTACGTCAATGTACGCGGTTTCATATGAAGGAAACATTTCCTTAAGCGCGCCAATCAGGCTGCTCTTGCCAATGCCTGGAGATCCCCTAAGAAAGTAACGGTTCATTGGGGTAGCGGCGATGATGGCCGCAGCTTGCTTCAAGGAAACTTCTTTGCCAAACGAAAGGGCCTTAGACATGTAATTTAATCCTTCTGTGTTTGCTGTAACATTGTTACACTGTTTGTAGTAATCTATGCTTTTACTAGTGGTAGGCTATCCGCCATCTCGTTCGCGCTTTTCTTTAGGTAGCGTTACAAACACAAACCAAAGCCAAACTAGCAGAAACAAAACGGGCATCTAAATTCTCCTGTAACATTGTTACACTGGTTGGTCGGTGGGGTTATTTTTATGCCCCGTTCCGATTTTACTACTATATACTATAGTTATCCCTAAGTCAAGGGCTTCTGGGTAGACGGTCGAATGAGGCCCAGTATCTCTTGAGCTTCAGTAAAAGAAAGTTCCTTTTCAGAGGCGGCTGTAAAAAACTTGACCACCTTGGAAACCGCGTCCAGCTCATCTATTGCGCGCGTGCGAATTTCGCTTACCCCGTATACCCTATCTCTGTTTTTATTCATTGCGGGTACGGAACAGAACGAACCTTCTCTATGGTAAAATTTTGCTTTAATGTAGCGTGGCCGCGAACCCCACTTATAGTGGATAAAATAAACGTTATAGTCTGGGTCATACCAGACGCCTTTAATTTCCCATTTCATCTTCAAGTTGCTTTCCCCTGATGATAGTTTCCTTAATCGCTTCCATGAGCGCGGTGTTGCCGGTGTAATTACCCTGCAATTTATAAATCCTTCCTTCCGCCTCCACTAAGTTCTTTACTGCTTGCCTGATCCATTCTTCTTTAGTCACTGTGTGCTCCCTTGTGTTTGTTAATGAAGTCCACCATGCCTTGTGCGTCGGTATCCCAGTCTAGGTTTCTGCTAACCTCTTTAAGCGCCTCCTCGTCGTTCATAATCTGCTCAAGATAATTCTCGCCGAAGGCTTTTAATTTAATATTGTATTCCTCCGGGTCTTCTTTCTCGTCTTTCCAGCCAAACTCACTTTCAAACGCATCGCACCCAGAGCATGAACCGAACGACCCCCGCACCCAACCAGAGCGATCCGGCAGCACAACCAACGCCAACCAGTCACCTTGATAGGAACCAAACTCTTTGAATAGCAATACCTTAGCCCCCGCAGCTTCTAGGGCCTTGGCGTAATTATGCTCATATTCAATCATGCGTAATAAACCTCCTTGTTTTTCCAGCTTTCTATAAACCTGCTCATAGCCTGCAATTCATCCGGGCAGTTCTTCAGGTGGTGCGAATGATAATCCCTCCCCCCATATGGTAAAACATCGTCCCTATCTTCTGGCGCTCTCCAGCCGTCTAAATAAGGATACCCAGCGACACGGTAATGGACCGCGAAACCGTCAAACCAACGCTGAAAACCTAAAATCTCTACGTTCTCAATCGGGGTCATTTTTTCCTCGGATAGTTTGCTAGTAGATGTTCTATAACGAGGTGGTCTACCTCTCGGCGCGACCATTTTAAGTAGGCTTCAAGTTCGTCTTGTGCGTGTACTTTTTCTGAGTGATAGTCCGCCCCGAACTCTTTGGCATAAATGGGTTCAGGGCTATAGCCGTACGGTTCGTACCTAAAACAAACTTCGAACATCCCGGGAACAGAAGCTAGTATCCCAAGAAACTCCACTTCTTTATGGGGATCAATCGGGGTTGACAACTTCAATCTCCATGCCTTCCATCAGCTTACGGAATTTCACCATCACGTCAAGCTCATCTTGTCCGTGCATAGGTAGGGTACGCGGCGTGTTTTCCTCAGAGAGCTTACAATGAACCATAAACAAATGCCGAACACCTTCCATCCCTAGTTCATATAACCCATCATCCTCTATCCGTAACAATGTTACACTCAATTTTTTCTTTTTCATTGCGCGCCATCCTGTATGCTTCGACTTCGCACGCCGCTGTAACTTCGAACGTTTTTTCCTCTGAGAAATTTTCGTCGTCATAGGTTATTTTTATCCTAACAACATACTTGTTTGTGCGCGCACCGGTCTGAGAAAAGTATTCATTTTTCCCGAGCTGCCTTCGCCGCACACCTCCGCCTTTGTTCAGGCTTTTGAACTTGTTGTTTATGTTTAGTATCTCAACCGTAACCATTTCTTTGCCTCCATTCTAAGTTAGTTTGTGCTTTCAGTTCTTCCCACTTTTTATCTCGTGCTACTTTTAGCGCCCACTCTCTTTCAAAGAAACTGATTACGGCAAGCTCGTCTTGTAGCAGCTCGCCTCTATAGAAGTTACTTATTTGGAATGTAGCGTATCCACTACTAAAATAATACCCATCCGAATTTCTTACTCTGTATCCTCCGGCGTGTTTGTACAGTTTTTCAAACCAACCCACATAACCCCAGTTCACTTCTATACGCCACATATCTCCGTATACAGGAACAACACTCTTAATCACCCCAGCATTCGCCATGTTCCCGCACCTCGTTCAAGTGGTTATAAAGTACTCGCGACAGCCGTTGTAGACGTAAGATTTCTTCCTGCTGTTTGTCTATCAGATCGCATGCCTCCTGCATAACTTCTCGCGTGTGTTCCACTTTTTCTCGGTCTTTACCCCCATTCCACCAGTATTTAATTTTCTTCCACATCGTCAGTCTCCTATGTTTTACGGCATTTGTAGCAGGCGATAATTACTTTCCCTCTTCGTCTTACGTGCGACCCACTCGGAAGGTTTTCTCCGCAGCTACATTTACCTGAATACTTCAGTACATACGGATATGATCCAGAACCATACGCAAACAGATTACTCATCTGCAAACTGGAAGGCCGATAATGTTGGGTCTTCATTTAGTTTCTCCTCATAAAGTTTAAGGAACTCCATAGCTTTAATAAAAATTCCAAGTTCATCGGTTTCTGCCCTTACCACTACTGCTATATTGGTGTCGCGCAAAACACAAAAACCATCCGGGCCGAGCATGATCTGTTCCCACCTTCTAATTAAACTCCTAACCGACCCTCGATCACCTACAGCACTACCAAGCTCCGCATAGCCCCAATTATACGCGTCTGGTGGGACTACCCGTTTAATCTTGTGCGGCATTGTACGCCTCCAATAATTTTAGCGTGGGCAGCAAAGCCGATAACTCGTCCGGGTATACGGCAGCAGAAAAAGGTTTATTGACGCCGTATAGCTGAAAATATAATTTAATCTTTGCGGACAGCGGGCCTATGCGGTGAAAAAACGCAACCGGTTGGTACTCTAAAGACTGTTCGTCCAGCAGTTTTCGCAACTCGTCGCATATAATACTCGCTTCGCGCCCGGTTGTTGTTGGTTTTAGCACCGCCACGATTTGACTTCCGTCCTGTATTATACGGTCTAGTTCTAGTTTCATAGTACATGCCCCGCATTAGCTAAGAAATCCATAACTCTTTTCATTGCGTCAAGCTCGTCAAGCGCCATAAAGTTTGGTCTAAACAGCCATGCGCCGTGCCACGTAAATATTTTTCTAAGTGCGGTGGCTTCTTCTTTGTTCTCAGCCTGTATCCAAACTGTATACCACGCCATTTTTCTATTTATGCCCGCGTGCGCCAGCCATTCAATCTTGATTATTCGCATTCCATTCCTCAAGTATGGGTTGCAGGTGCGCGAAAACCGAAAGCTCGTCTGGAAACTTATCTACATCAAAGTTAATTCTTTGGGTTCGAACACCGTAAGTGTCGGCGTCCGACATTCTGCATAACTGGTTCAAAGTGCTCCTGTCGCGGTCGTCATTACCAGACAACCCGGAAATATAGGCGTGGAAATCAAAGTGAAACGAATTAACACCGCGCTCAATCCGTTCTATTTCTAGTTTCATGCGATCTTGTATCCTCTTGCGTTTAACCACCGGACAGCCTGTGCGTACGCATCTAGCTCATCAACGGCTTCTTTTATTTCTATGTGGGGGTGCCTTAATATATTATACCCACCGCTCGTAGCTGGGTCAGCCACAACATAGAAATTCCCGGTATAAAACCCCCTCCAAGGGTTAGGAATAGAAAATATATGTAGCTTTACTTTCGCTATATACTCGTCTCTCGCGTATCCCTTTACTACCTCAATGATATGTACCTTATTTGGAAAAGTGTATTTCTTAAGTAAGTATAAAGGCCCAAGGGCATAAAGCAAAAATAATACACAGCCAAAGACAACAGAAAAACATAAAAGCGCGCCAACAGGACCAAACGCCTGTACCACCACTTTAAAGGTTACCCATATCATTCTGCATTACACCTTTATATCTACCAGAGTACCCAATACTTTCTGCGCTGCGTTGTACACAGTCGTGAAGGCCGCAAGCTCATCTCTGGCGCTGACCTCAAACCGCTTCCTGCGCTGGCATTTAACGATGCGAATATCTTCGTGAACTATTGCCGTCACTATCCTGTGCCGCCGATCTACCCACGCTGCTCTTTGGGCGTGGTCCGGGCAGTGCCCGTCTGGGTAGCACACCGCGTATTCGTCTTCCCACGTGATCCATACGAAATACATGGTGGCGTCGTTACGAAACCTTTGGACTCTTCTTAGACTTAACATCTTTTTGTTCCTCGTAATTTTTTATGGTTTGGAGTGCGGCGGAGAAAACAGTTAGCTCATCTGGGAAAGGCTTGATGAACCTACCTATTCTCCCTAAACAAAGTCGAAACTCGTTATCGGCTGTAGGTGAAGCATCTATATAAAACTCGTAGCCTGCCGGGGTTATCATCAAATCGCGCCAGTAATATAGCTCTTTAATATCGGCGGGCATCAGCACATCAAACATAGCGTAAATTTCTTCACCGTAACCAGATATTGGGTTTTCTTCCAGCAGGCGTAACACTGTTACTCCACCTCCATTTTATATATCCTCCAGTATCTTCATCACGTAGGTCATTACTGCAAGCTCGTCTGCGTGGAACATAGCGAGGTGCGTATGGGATATAGAAACAAAATATGGGTCTACGTTTCTGTGTTTCTCCTGTAGTTTTTCCACGTCCTCCCACGCTAGTATCCCATCGAACCGCACCAAATACAAGTTATACCCACTAGTAGATGTCAACGTGCCGCTGGGACACGTTATTTTACGTATCTTCACCATCACCGGCTCCGTAACAGCACGCGCTCTTCGATCAGATGTTGCAGTTCGTTATAAATTTGCTCAACCAAGAGGACGCGCTTGCCCTTAAACTTATCCAGAGCTTCGGCGTATGATAGTTCCGCTTGCCTCTCATCCCTGCCGCGTGAGTATTCCACATTCTTGTACCCATCCCACACGCCCACCAGATAGACTTTATAGGTTTTCATTTCCGGCTTTTGTTTGTTCATTTGATTTCTCCTCAACGCTAGGTGTTCCATTTTTACTGTTATATCCATGAGGCCACCTCTTGTTTATTTCATCCAGTATGGGTTGCGCCAGCACGTATTCATTCTATACCTCCGTTTGGTTGCACAGGAACACTGTCGCCACAGCTAGCAGGCGCAGCAGGTATAATACCATTTGTAATTTCCTCCCAGTTACCCAGTATGCGTTGTGCTAGCACAAAGGCTGCAAGCTCGTCGGGGATAGAGTCCGCCCTGAAACAGATCATATCAGGAAACAGCAGCACGGGGAGTATATTGTGTTTACGCACGTAGCTCTCCAGCCCTAAGAAGCTAGTAGCTTTGTTCGTTATGCTTTCTGTGAGGGCGGCGGATAAGCTAGGCTCAAGAAGCCTGCTGTCTAGTCTCACATCAATCCATTTCTCGTTAAATGGGTCGATATTCACTTTCTCTATGTTTGGTTTCATCCACGTGCCTTTCTATGTATCCTATAGCTATGCTAAGCGCTTTCAGCTCGTCCACTGTTGCAATCTGGAATGTACATCTTCCGGGGCTGAAGAACTCGTCATGCGGTTTTAGTTCCCGCCAGTCTGTATCGGCTACATTTTCTGGAAACTTCTCATAGAAGGTTCTTTCTTTTCCTTTAAGGGCGACAACTATGTTGTATACCCACCGCCCCTCATCGCCGCCGATATTTTCTATATTAATTATCTCCATAGTCTTCTTCCTCTGTGTCCAGCATCCAGAAATCATCGGACAAAACCCGAGCGGAAGAAATAAACTCCACCACCTTACCCTTTTCTGTGAACCAGAAAGTATCCCCGAAGACTGGGGAGATAACTATGTTGTAGTATGAGTTGGTTTTATTCCGGCGTAACAGTGTTACAGCTAATTTCTTAGCTCTTGTCTCGCCTTTGATGTGGGCTTGTAAGTATTTTGTTGGGGATAGTTGGATTGAGAGTTTATAGAGTTTCATTTGTTTGCTCCTGTGCCACTATGAAAATTTTTAACGCATCCAGCTCATCTTTGGCGTTGTATATCCTTACGGCGTAGGGGCCGTATGTTGTAGAGTATCCTTTCTTTGCGATGGCGTAACAAATTTTAGAGCTGTTTTTTATTTTCCCTCCGTCTTCGCGCCGCACACAGTATGAAATGCCGTCCCATACTACCCTAAGCGCCTCCATTTTTTGCACCTGATGTTATGTACTCGCATACAACCAAGGCTTTCTTAAACGCATCCAGCTCATCCTCGCCTGATACACACAGCACGGGTTCACCACATATATTGTATTCGTTTTCCGCCCCGTACGCCTCCGTGTAGTATGCGTTTGATCCGCACACACCGTCACCAAGTTTATACCACGGATAATATCCTGTAGGCACCTCTGCGGTTTTTTTCAGAAACCGCGTTTCTTTTTTTGTCGCCTTGGTGACTACAACCATAAATGACCGTCCGGCCCTGCGTGTACTAACTCTCTTTGGTAACATTTAACATACTCTCTATTAGTGGCCTTACTTTTTAGGCGTAACATTGTTACACTGTTGATAAATCTTCCCTTGAACGCACCGCACCTTATTATTTGTTTTGTTTTGTTTATTCCGCCCTGTATTCTTTGTAGTAGGCTTTGAAGTCCTCAGTCTCCATAACTTCTATAGCTATTTTCATAGCATCCAGCTCATCCTTTGCTTCCCACACCTCAATAAACAGCGTGCCCTTAGGGATTTCAAATATGTTGGCATAGCCTTCGGCCCAATCTAGTTTTATACCGGGCATACGTCGTAAGCGTTTCGCCGGAGAGCTGTTGCTTATTTTGGCGTTTATAAACGCGATGTATAGGTTGTCATCGCTATAGACTCTAACCACTTTTGTTATTTGCACGGCGTGCCTCCTATT